ATGCAAGGCGACAACCGTGGAAGAATTCATCATTGCCCAGTTCTGCCTGAGCAAGAATAATAGCTTCTTTGTTCAAACGACTAGGATGATCTTCCAAACTGGAAATAACTGTGTAGCAAGGATCGCTCATATTAGACCTTTAAATAACTGTTTAAGTAGTTATTGTACTATCTAATTATCAGTATGTCAAGAAGTTTGTGGTCTTAAATGGCTTACCTGCGTAAGCATAATCGATATTTCGAATGATTTTCTTCTTCATACTTCGAACAATTGGATGGGAATGGTTCCATTCAAATGCAGCCAAATACTTGTGATAAGTTGTATTCTTGTGACGTTTGGCCTGCATGCTGTCCAAATACTTTTTTATAGCATCTCTATCCAATTCAAACCTGTCAACCAATTCACAGGCAATGTTAAAACTAAATGCACCCATTTCGTCTTTGTGGCCGTAGTATTCTTGATTGACTCTTTGCTTGTGATAGTAAGCTGTACTTTCATAGCCCGGAATGGTTTTGAAATTCCTACTACGATACTGACGCATATGGATGATTTCGTGTAGGATAGTATCTGCAAATAAACTGCAAATTCTTTCCCAACGATATTCTGTCATTCGAATAAACTCATCGTCTGGATGATAGCTTAGAACAATTTCAATATGTCGTCTATCTTCTGCATCATTATAACTATAATAAGTTCCGCCCATATAAATCTTGCCACGTTTTTGAGTAGGATCGCTTTGTCTACGAACTACTTTGACTGGAAGATTGCTTTTAATATGCGTACTTATTATTTTTTGTAAGTCTGCAACTGCTAGTTTTTTGCCAATAAAATACTTACCCGCACTATACAGCATAGTGCGTAGATTGTACCTATCTAAGAGACTCCAATTGAATGGTTTACTCACAGTTTTCTCCGGGTTATCCTAAGTATTTATCGACACCCGAAGAAAGTAATACTAGCGTTTTGCAATAACCTTGTCTGCAAGCCCATACACAACAGCCTTATCCGCACTCAAAAATGTATCAAATTTCATAGCTTGATACAGCTCATCATACGTTTTTCCAGCGGTATTATGCTTGACATACAACTGTGTTAGTCGTTCATTAATGCGTTTAGACTCTTCAAAACCACGACGTGCATCTTCAAACTCAAGTTCCTGTACGTGTACACTGCCACTTGTGCCTGGAGTACCCGAACTAACACGGTGAATCATAGTACGTGATTCGGGCAGGACAAACCGCTTGCCAGGATGCCCTGCTTGTGCAAGGAACGAGCCCATACTACAGGCCTGCCCCATTACATAGGTTGCAACATCTGGCTTAATAAACTGCATTGTATCGTAAATAGCAAGACCAGCAGTAACACTTCCACCCGGACTATTGATAAAGAATGTAATGTCTTCATTTCCTTGACTTTCCAAAAACAGCAACTGTGCCACAATAAGGCTTGAAGTATGCTCGTTAACATCAGTGTCTAACATCACAATACGATCTTTAAGCAAGCGACTGTAAATGTCATAGGCACGTTCGCCCTTTGCTTCTGTCTCAATAACCATTGGTACCAAATTAGGCATCTTTATCCTTTAAAGTTTGATGTGTCGTATGTCTGAGCAAAGATATCTTTTTTCACAACACCAAAGTCGCCGGCGCCGTGACGTACAATAAAGTCTTCGCCTGCCTTGTAATTCAAATCTCCCCATGATGCTTTTACAACACCGTTGTGATCTGCTAGTTTAGCGTGTTTGAAAATCTTCTTAGGAGTGGCAGTGCCATCTTCGTTGTCGTCATAGTAGTCGGCAAACTTTTCTGCTCCCACTGGATACTTCTCACCCTTTGGACCTGTGATAATTTTATAGCCTGCTTGATAGTCAACTGGACCTTCTAATGTATCTACAGTACCGCTAGATGTAGCAGTTTTATAATGTATTGGAGTAGGATGTTTATAGGTTTCGAAACTACCGTGAGCAAACCACTCATCGGTAATTTCTTTATCTATAGATTCTACGATATTGATGTATTCTCTAATCATTGTGGTTTGTCTAGTTCTTTAAATGCTTGAGTTGAACGCTGTGCTTCAAGTATCTCACGGCTATTCTTTTCCTTAGCACGACGAAGAACGTTTGCGTCACCTGTGGGCAATGCAATTAGTACATAAGCAGTGTATCGATTGCCAGCACGTACAACAACTGGATTCTGATCAATGTTCTTAGCACCGTAAGTTTCAACTCCAGTCACGTCAACTGTATTACAGTTAGACCGTGTAACCTTTTCAATGTTACTGGATTTTGTCGATCCTGTATCATACTGTTTAGTCTGCGAACTAACTGTTCCGCCAGCACTGTAGCAAATTTCTGCAAGTGCATTGGTACGTGCCAAATGCACAGCCATGTTGTAGTTTTCTGCGGAACCTTCTGCTGCCGCAAATACTGCACTGTCACTAACAGGCAATTTACCCATCCAATCCGGCCGGCCTTTTAATGCCTGCTCAATTGCTTTGCCCTCACGTTCGTATTGATTGTCGACACGCTTTTGATAAACGTCGGTTGTACCACAAGCTGCCAAAACAGCAATGATAGGCAAAAGTGTTATAATTTTTTTCATCTTAGTTTCCTACTTTCTTAATATATTGACCGGCTTTGTTTAAATCTTGTCCTGCACCTTCTACTGCACCACCAATAGTGCCGCATGCGGTGAGCATTACTGCTACTAAAATTAGAATAATCTTTTTCATTTTGCCATCTCCTGACTGTGAGTTTTAACTGTGTCTATGCCATTGTCCAACATTCGGGCAATGCCGGAAAATCCAACTGTTGCTAGAACTAGTCCAAAGACAGCGCCTAAAATAAACATTCGCATATCAAGCCTTTCTGTGTGTGTTGATGTGTTTATTATAATGTTCTTTTTGCAAAGAGTCAACATTTATTTTTACCGAATTATCGACGATAATCTTCGTTCAAAATAGTCTTGTCCGAATTACAGTCCAAGCATAAATTTTGGATATTTTCTGCACTGTCATCGCCGCCGTCTGCTCGTCGAATTTTGTGATCCGCAATTACTCGATTTCTGCAAAGCCTGCTAAACAATTTGGGGTTGGATTCTTTTATACCCGAATGCTTGCGTTCAACCTCTGCACCTACATCTTTTCCGCACTCGGCACAGATCATTCCTCTGTGGAAAGTATGTGGTCGATCATAACGACCCATGCCGCCATACTCTCGTTGTTTAAGCTGATGGATACGGCACAGTACATCCGAGCCAGGACCTGACATTTGGCTAATAGGAGTACCACAGCCATCAACACAACAAATTAGATTATTCTTTAGTTGTCGTTTGATAACTGCGGGACTCTTACGCACGTCTTCTGATGCTAGTCTAAACATATTAGAACAAGAAGCTTGATTGTACAGGCCAGTACTGCGGACCTTTAGGCATAGCACCGTTAAAGTTTTTAGCAATCTGTTTGATAAGAAAAGTTAGGCCGAGCGGTACTTCTGGATAACGAATACCAAGTGCGTAACCGTTAACACGTTCATAATGATCCCTATAAGCAACCTTAGCTTGACTCATCATAGCAATAGGATCAAAATCGCCACCAAAAGCTAATTTCAAACTATTAGCAACGCCTGCAATATACGCACTGTCTACAGAGATCTTTTCAATTTGACACTGACGGAAGAACTCATACATAAGCCAACATTCCTTGGGTTGTACAGGACGATTGCTTTTGCAAACAGATACGAAGTACTTGCAAAAATGGTCTGTAATTTCCAAATCATAACGTGGGTCCATAAGTTCGTCTAAACGAGTCAATGCACCAGGTTCGTCAGTGTCACCAAATTTACTATGTGTAGCAAACATCTTAGCACCTTCGAGCAATTTTTGTTTTAGCTCTGCCAATTCCCATGCAGGAATTTTGGTACCGTCAGTTCGCACACCAAAAATCATTTGATGGAACTTGTCAATTTGATCTAAGGGATGTTTCGCATCGCCATTTAGTGCCATAAAGTTTTGGCGCATTTCGCTTTTTTGCGAGCTATTGTAAACAACAATGGGAATTTCACATTTGGTAATATCTGCTTTCAAAGCAGTTGCAATCAAATATAATACTATAGCAGTATGTTGCCCGTCCCAGCATACATATTTGCCGGGAGCCATCGGGTCTTCATAAACACAAATTGGCATAACACGGATTTGTGTAAAGTTATCCAAAATACCAGTTGCATGAAACAACACCAGCATTCGTTGCAATGTGATATCAATGACGATTTTATCCAAAGTAGTTTTGATTGCACTACATAATGTAATGTCCGACCATTTGGTAATTGTAGGATTTCTACGTCCAAATTCATGGATGGCATCTGTTACTACCGATTGGTAATAAGAACTACCATTAATAGTCTGTTTAAGACGTTGCGGAAGTCCTACATACTGTGATGTTGTTTTGTAAAACTGTTGATTAACAGTGTCAGCATAAAACGTAGGAGCCACTGCTGATTGTTGGGTCATCAATTGCATAAAATCTTTCTGTGTGTTGTGTTGATATGGTTATTATACTATAAAACGCCTTCAGCGTCAACCTACCATTTGTCCACTACCATCCAAATTGAGTCATTAGGATTGGCTTGACAAATAACTCCAAAATATCTTCTCAATAGGCTTAGTTCAAAATACTGTTCGGTAAAGTTTCTACAACGCATATTTTGATATTTGAAGTACAAATCAACCTTGCTACGGCCAACTTCAGTTTCTAAAATCAAATCGCCTGCCTTAATTTTACGTTCTATCTTTTGGCCTTCACGGCATACTGTAATCGATTCTGAATTGAATTGGCCGCCGAGTGATACTAAAAGTTTTTCTCTACCTTGACGAATAGCATGACTACACAATGCACTACCTTTATAGTGTGAGTCAGATATTGAATCTGTGACACTGTGCAATTTGCCATTCACGTTGACATCAAACTTAACAGCACACTTGCCATCGCTAACAACCTCAATCAAATTTTGAATAGGACCAACTACTTGTGTATCAGTCATTAGGCTAGCAGTTTTGACATCGCAATTTGCCCAAACAAATTGACTAGCCAGCATTAAAGTTACCAATAGTGTATGTTTCATGATTGATCGCACCTATAAACATACCACCAAATAGTGGCTTTTAGTCTACTGTTAAAATCGTGATCTTCTTCAGTTAACACATCAGGATCGGGTTCAAAGTTCTTAATAGCTTGTAATTTTTTTAATTCAGCTACTTGTGTTTCTTTAAATTTACAATCTACTGGATAGTCTACCAATTCCTGATAGGTCATAATTTTAGGTGCATCTGCAATAACACTAGCAGTGGGTTGACACCCTGCCAATGCTAACATTGCAATCAAATAACATGCCTTCATTTTTAACTTTCTATCGAGTTACGATAGTGTTAGTATAACTGAATTATTGGTACTTGTCATCCAGTTTGACACTCGAAAGTGCCGCAACGGTTTGAAACTTTTCCCAAGCCATTTTGGCACTGGGATTATTTTCCAATTCACTATTTGGCAACACTGCTTCTAACCAAATTTCAGGACGACGGCGAGGATGAGCACCAAACTGTCTGGGCTGATGCATCTTACCATCCTCGTACAGCATAATACTCACGCTACGGAATTTGTCCTCATCGTCCTTGCTGTGGAAATCATAATTGCTCCATTCTTGATTGCTCAGGCCGCCCAATGTGTATCCGTCCCAAATGCCCGCCCACTGTTCGTCATCACGTGGATCAAAATCTGTACGGGTAATCAATACCAATACATCTTCCATGGCCACACGGCCTTCCACAATGTCCAATACGCAACGGCTGTAACTTAGTCCAATTTTCATACAATAGCACTTTCAGGTTTATGAGTTTTAAAAACATTCTGTCCACAACGCCTTATGGCATCTGCCAACACTTGCGGAGATTCTTCTGCAATTTCTTCTAACTCTGTTTGAGTCATCTCACTTTCAAATGCCCAAATTTCCGGAAACCTCTGTGGGTTAGCTGTTGCTCTTAGTATAGCATGTCTGGGTACAGGGAAGTTAACCTTCTCGTCACCTTTTAGCACAGCCCAAAACTTCTTCTTTTCATATTCAGATACATTGAAGATCCATTCGAATCCAATACTATCAAAGTAACACACGTATGCATTCATATCAACCCCTTGATGCTGTTTGGGTACGAGTGATAGCAGGCCCGTTACTTTCAAAGTCCATACCAGCGGCCTTACCTTCATATACTCGTCCATTCCAATTCATTAGAATTTTAACCGACTTGTTTATCACAACAGTGAGATTACGACCTTCGTTAAATGCCATGACTTCACCGGTCACTTCCCTACCACTATTTGCCTGTCTAACTGTACAAGTATTACTGTGTCTCGATACTATGCTCAAGTTCTTCTCCGAAAGTAAAGGAAACGGTCTTAATGCTATCCCAACGGAAACTACGCCATGCATTTACATCCAGTGCATACACACTGCAAATGTCATCATTCTTTTTCTTTTCGCGTTTTGGTTCTGCACCTTCAACAACTGGAACAGGAGGAACAAACTCTGGACTGGTTGTACATTCCATTACTCGTTCTTCGCCATCCTTCTTAGTAAAAGTTACAGTAACCTTGCCGGCAGCTAGATGACTCTTAAGCCATTTTTTAAATAGCTTAACTTCTTTTTCATTTAGATTCATTTGTAGCACTTTCAAATTCGGTTACACGTTCCTGCAACAATATAATTTGATGTTCCAAATCGTCAATATGATCCGCAACACGTTTCATAAAATCAGCAGTATTGCTACCAGTCAATTTAAGCATATCACTGACACTCAGTTCTTTAGTTTCTTCACTCATTTAAATCTCCAATAAAATGTTAGGGTTCCAGCCACTGTTCTCACTGTAGCCATCGCTTTCGTAACCACGGGGATTACATACAACTCTAGTTTCACCAATTACATAATCAAATGGTTGATGCATATGACCATGTGTCCACAATTTAATTTGCGGATGATCCATAATGAACTCACTTAGGTCACTAGCATATCCACCGTTCATAAGCGTCTGACTTGCATATTGCTCATGCACACTTTTGAAACTAGGAGCATGATGTCCAACCACAACACACTTCTTATCCTTGTGTTCTTGCACAATGTGCTTGATATAGCCAAGAGTCTTGTCATGTCTAATAGCAACATCCAACGCACTCATAGCCGCATACTCACGTTTTTCATTACGAACGATTCTAAAATCGTTCATCATGTCTTTCATGGCATGCATAGTCAATGGATCACGACGATTCATATCAGTCCACAGAGTGCCACCCACAAACACAACATCGTCAATGATCTTCATGTCTTGCTCAAGCATATACACGTTGGGATACTTGGCACATTCTTCACGCATGTAATCGATAGCCGCATAGAACTTGCCGTGGTAGAATTCGTGATTGCCCATGATGTAGATCACATGAGGGAACTGAAAACTACAACGCTTGAAGAAATCACGGAATGTTTTGACTCGTTGTTGCTTACGACTGAGATCCGCAAATGCTCCTGCACTATACGGATTAAAATCCGCGGCAATGTGGTCGTGCAGATCCTGCGCAATACAGATATCGCCTCCGAGAATCAGTACATCATAGTTCTGATCGTTTTCAATATTGATGTCAGAGAACTCTAAGTGGAGGTCGCTGACTAGTTTGATCTTCATTTATATCTCGCTGTATTTTTCTTCAATAAATTTCTTAGCATCTTTTTTGGTAAGACGACCCGCTTCGTATTCACCCAGTGCATGACGCAAGGCTTCTTCAACAAATTCGTTAAAAGTAACATCACGTTCGTGTGCTAGTTTCATGTATTGTAACAGTTCTTCATCCGAAAAGTCAACCGGAACTTGCACTCGTGTGTCATAATCTTCCCCAGCTGAGATTGCCAAACACTTCTGGATAAAATCGTCGGCCACTTCAAGATCAACATAGTCAACATCGTCCCATGCTTCATCTTTGCTCACATCTCGACGTTTGGCTTCTTTACGATTCTTCTTTTGGAAGTCTGGGTTGATCATACGATAAGCACGTTGATGTACATAGTCGTGCGCCTGTACTTCGTAAACAGTTTGATCTTTTGTATCAAAGATGACCGTAAAACTGTGACCGTCATGTTCGCCGTTCCATGAAACTAGTGCATAAGCATCGGAACCGTAGCACTGCCACATATAGCCGCTACCTTCGGTAATTCGATAGCCAACCAATTCCATCCATTCTTTCATTGTAATCATTGTGTAACTCCTTCTTTACGTTGTTGAAAAGTAACTTCAATCCAGCCAATCAAGGCTATCAACCATCCTGTATTGTCAGGACTTCCCCATGTGTATAATACTTGGAAAACGCACATTACTAAAATTGCTATTGACAATATATGTTTAAATTTAATCATCATTCAGTTCCTTCTTCGTTATAAACAATAGACCTTGCGGTGGTATGTTCTTCGCATAGGGTAGTAACCCATCCACCGCCTACCTGTTTACCAGGACTACCACACTCCTCGCAAGTGACACCACTCATGCTTTCTGCCATTGCCACCATGCCGCTAATTTCATCATCTCCACCGCTGTAATAGAAACGCAGTGTACCAAATTTTTCTTTAACTTGATCTAGGGTAACCTGTGCTACAACTACACCGTTTTTATTCTTCCAATCGAGGTGATGTTGTATATTTCCCATAAGTTGATCCAAAATGTTGAACCAACCATCTCCGCAAGCAAAGCCCCAACACATGCAAGTTTCTGTCATCGGTAGATTACGATTGATCATCATTTGCGGATACCGTTTACAAAGAAGCTCGTCTAATTCTTGTTTCATTGTGCCGCCTTTACATAGTTTAAACGGGTCACTGGATTCTTATGCAACCAATGCTCGCTGTGATCCTTTACTTTGGCTTTGACTATTACGCATGCTCCTAGTTTCAAAGGAGCCTTGCTAAACCAAGATGCCATCTTGTTATCTATTATAGCACAAACATTGTATGCGTCAAAGTTCTTTGAGCGAACTGACTCAAGTATTTCGCAATCGAGATCCTTTAGATTGGCACCGATGTCTGCAACAAATCCTTCGTCCAATTTTCGTGCAATTTTTTTAATTTGATTCTTTGCATGATCACGTACATATACACTGGGCAAACAAGCCACATAACCAAATTGATTTGATTTAACAGTCTCGCCGCTTAGGATACTATTGATATTAGTTTGAAATTCGTTCTCGCCTTCGATGGCCGCAAACAATAGACGCTTAAAGTAGTTTCGAATTTCTTCTGCTTGTGCAATATCTTCGGGCAATACTCTCAGCGGCATTGGTGCTTCTTTTGGATCAGCAGACCAGTTGGTGTGATCCAGTGTACACAGCATTAGAATTTTATTACCATGCTTGTGATACATTAGTTGGATTTTGCCATCTGGTGTTTGGTCAGAGAACACAGGAATGATAACATCCTTGATATACTCACCGTTAATGCGTTGGGCCGCACAGGCCAATTCCAAAACTTGCTGAACAGGAAAGGTTACGTTTTTATTCACGGTACGCCCTAATGCTGGTTAATATACGTTGTATTTTACAGGAAAAGTACGTCCGTGTCAACCTTTTGTAACCGTACATAGATCTTTTTGGCTAAACGCTTTAGCACTGGATTGGGCAAATTTCCAAATGCACCAAAATATGATGCCAAACACGGGCTAACATATCTGCCGTTGAACTTGAGTCTGGACAAGCTACTAAACTTTCCCATGTATCGTAATGCCCTGTACTTGCCCAAATTTCTACAAAGTTCGATTGCAATTGAAACTGCATATGCATCTACTTCATCTGGATCTGCAAGATATTGATTATACGGGGATCGAGTATGTGCTACGTATGTTTGATATTTTCTCTTGACACTTTGACGCTGATGCTTGTATTCGTGTACAACTGCATCAAATATTTGAATTAGAAATTCAGTGGCATGTTTTTGATCCCATACAACATCTTTATCAAAGTTATGATGCACAACAACTTCTATAGGAATCTCACCATTGCAATCGTCTTCAGCATCATAATATGCATTGACATAAAATTCTTCAGAATCTAAAAACTTATCACGTTTGCTTTTGATGCTGAGACCAAAGCCTTGATGACGAAATTGTCTGCGTAATAAAGTTAGCAAATTTTGGAAACTGATGCCAGGTTTACTTTTAAGTTTAACTTGCATACAAACCCAGCAAACTGTTTCCATTATGCTATTCATGATTACAACCTAAATACGATTCTGCCTTTGGATAAATCATATGGGCTAACTTCTATTTTAACATTGTCACCCAATATGATTCTAATTTTATGTTGTTTGAGTCTTCCGCCCATGTAGCAAAGCAGTGTGTTGGGAATGTTTGCTACCTTCACCCTGAACATACTTCCTGGCAATACCTCTTCGACCGAACCCGTCAATTCAATAATATCGTCTTTTGCCATTATACTTTGCTTATGACGATTGCACCGTCTTCAATTTCAATGTTTAGTGTATCGCCTGTGTTCCATCCATTACGTTCGAGAATCTCTGGAGGAATTTTCATAATAACATTGTCCGGATCTCCAGGGATGTCTTCAAATATATCTTCCACATTAAATATTAGTTTTTCCATTGTGTATTTACTCTGTTATTCATTAACACTATAAGGAACTGATCTCCAACCTAAACGGTTCAAGTCCAATTCAATTTCTTCAGTAACAGTACCTTCTGGTACATATCCAGCACCATTGGCACCGGTTAGGCCGTTGCCTAATTCTGCATTACCTATACCACTACAGTACCAATCAATATAGTCACCTTTTTCCTGCATGTCAGAAATGATGCCGCCACTATGCCGCCAACTGCATGACCAAGTTTCGCATTTTAGCTCTTGCCAAAACTCACGACTTTGCCAAGTCATGTTACACATAGCGGCATACAAGTTTTGAGCATAAGCATTGCTGGCTTTAACTTTGTCACACATTTCTTTGCTACTACGCAAATCGTATTCCATGTTGTTCTTTTGCCACTTGGGATCTACAATAGCCGCTGCTTCTTGTTCCCGCCAAGTTTCGTACATTTGAACATAGTCGGGATTAGGTACTTCTCCCTTTTCCTCGCAACGCTTGATATACCCTTCTTTTTGAAAGGTATGCCGTTCTGGGCTACTTGCTACTTTTTTCATTTATGAAATCCTCCGTGGAAGCAATGTCGGACTTCGTGTCCAAGAGTCCAGTAATCAGTTTTAATATTGGTAATAACCATGCACACATCGTTACCTTTTTCGTCCTTGTTCCAGAATGCACATCCATCCATGATCTTTTTTCCGACGTTGAACGGTTTTGTGCCACGTCGCTTTGCCTCCCACTCACATAGCCCGTTAACGTCCTTTGTAAACACCCACTCAATTGTCGATTTGAGAGTAAAATGTTTTGCATTCATGGTTGTTTCGTCAACTACATTGAATTTATCGTAAGGTGTTTCTGCCAATGCAGATAGCGACAACAATGTTGCTAGTGTAACAATTGCCTTTTTCATATATAACTTTCTGTGCCTGTGTGTTAAAATGGTGTAGACGGTAGGATTCGAACCTACAAAGGCAGCTAATAGCCTAGCCCAGTTCCCTCCGTTCAGCTGGGGGTCAGCTTACTAGGAGGAGGTATACCAAGTTCCACTCACGTCTACCATTGTATTATATACTTATTTGTAAATACTGTCAATGAGCCATTCTACCATTCCATTTGATAACATTATCCGTTTTGGACAACGCACCATGTTGGTCAACCGTTTGTTTTCCACAAGTTGGATTTTGGGAAGATTCTGTAACTATAAATGCAGTTATTGTTGGCCTTATGCCAGAAGTGACACACCAGATCACCAACCAATTGACGTGTATAAAAATGTGGTTAACGAAATCAAACGCCAAGCCCGCAATAACGGATTCAATCAATTTCATTGGAGTTTCAGTGGCGGAGAACCAACAGCATATAAAAATCTACTAGAGTTAACTAATCACTTAGACGATGGTGTGTCATATCAAACTGTACATATGACTACTAATTTGAGTCCTAGTTTGGCTTGGTGGAAACGTTGGGCCAATGCAACCTCCATGTTACAACGTAGAAGCATAACAGCTAGTTTTCACGACGAGTTTGCCAAGGAACAGGAGTTTGGCGATAAGATTTTACAACTGATGTATGATGGCGTTCACGTTACTATAAATCAAGTTATGGTTCCAGAAAAGTTTTATGAGTTGTATACCAGACTAGAAAGATTTGCCGCACGTGGTATCAATGTAACTCTTAAGCCGCAAAGCGATCCAACAGCCAGTAGATTAGTAGATGGATACACTGATGAAATGATTCACACGATGCAAACTGGATTCCCACAGCACTCCGATGGTGAAGAGACTTATCAGATAGCCTTATACGATGTAAATAATACGGAATACTTGTTTGACCAAGCTGAAAGATTCAACGCATTCGGATTTAATAAGTTTAAAGGATGGCAGTGTAACTCGGGATTTCAAAGTGTTATAATAAGAGGCGATCAAATAAAAAGAAGTTACAGTTGTCATGATGCTCCTTTAGGCAATGTGTTAACAGGATTTAATTTGTTCGAAGATCCTAAACTTTGTTCCACGCCAACATGTGTTAGCAGTGCCGATAGTAAAATACCTAAATACAAATGAATACAATACTAAAAGTAGAACAAAAGTGGCCAGAAGACTATCTAAGAATAGATTTCTCTGTTGGCGATATATGTAACTATCAGTGTTGGTATTGCTGGCCAGAATCGCATGCTGCTGAATACAAATGGCCTGACTATGATCTGCTGATTAAAAATTTATCTCACGTATTAGATTATTATATTGCAAACACTAATAAAAGACGATTTGAATTTTGTCTGTTAGGCGGAGAGGTTACACACTGGTCTCGTTTCCTTGATTTTATAAAACACTTCAAAGAAAATTACAATTGTATTTTTAATTTAATTTCCAACGGTTCGAAAAAATTATCGTGGTGGAGAGAAGCAGCACCTTACTTAGACTATGTGCTGATTAGTCATCATCAACAATTCTCTAAAGTAGAACACAATAGAGAGTTGCTTGATTTACTCTATGAACAGGGTGTGATTGGAGTTACTACTGTACTAATGGATCCGGGAAACTGGGACAAATGTTTAGAAACTATAGAATATTATAAGAAAAGTAAGCGGCGATGGTCTATCAGGTATGGCGAAATTATTCATAAAGACGTCAACTACACAGATGAACAAAAGGAAGTTATAGGAAAAGTTAGAGCAAGGGGTGCAAATCCACTGTGGTTCTGGTGGAACAACAAGACGCCTCGAACTATTCCTTACGTTACCGGACTTGATGGTAAGAAGAAAAAAGTGCCAGATAATTACATCCTTTTAAATCGGTTAAACAATTTCCAAGGATGGGAGTGCAATGTAGGAGTAGATTGGTTTGCAATCAAAATTGACGGCTCGGTTGTTGGAGTATGTAGCAATTTGTTATATAAAAATAACACCGTTCATAATATATACGACATAGACTTTACTGCTAAATTTTCTCCAGAAATTGTTCCAGCAATTTGTATGCAAAATGGATGCTGGTGTGGGTTTGAAACAAACATGCCCAAACGTAAAATAGATTTTACAACAAAGAATAAGATAATACCGATACATGTTAATTGATACTGAGCACCTACACTACTGGATGCAAGCCATTAGACAAAGTAAAGACCCTATGCGAACCATGGATGCATTTTGGAGTGGCCAACTTAAAAGTAAAGAGTGGTTGATTGATGCATTGGAAATGACAGTACATCCGCAAGTTGATTGTGTAATGCCTAAGCCCTTTGCTATTGACATACACGGCGGATGGGTCGGAGTGCTGGCCAGTATGTTATTTCAAAGTAGAATTCCCGTAGCAACTATTCGCAGCATTGATATAGATTCAACATGCGAATCTGTTGCTACTATGATGAATAAGAAAGAGGAAATGCAAGGAAAGTTTAAAGCAGTTACTTCTGATATGTGTACTATTCGTAGTGACAGCGATATTATAATCAATACTAGTTGCGAACACATTACACAAGATCAATTTGATTTGTGGAAAACTGGCATACCTTATAACAGTTTATTAGTGTTGCAAGGTAACAACTATAACATACCCGAACACATTCGTACAGCAGACAGTTTGGAGCATTTTAAACAACAATGCGGCATCAATATCGTTTGGGCAGGTGAACTAGAACTGCCGTTATACACACGTTTTATGGTAATAGGTCGTTAATATTAAAATGTGTAAGTATATAGCTCGATGTCTTCTTTAAATATGTTTGCTATTTTATTTTTCTGATCAGTTGTATAGTATGTTTTATAATCGTTGTGTGTTGAGGTGTTGATATAAGGCAACGGTTTTTCACAATTTAGTAAATTTTGTATCACTTTAAAATCTGTTGAGAGAGTTTCAGCTTTGAACAACCAGTCAACACCCGGCTCAATCCATTTACACTGGTTAGTAGATAACGAGTTCCAACTCTGTGTATCATAGTCAAGTTTACCAACAAACTGATTCCACGTGGGAAAATCATCTATTGACTTAATGTTATTATTTTCCCAATAAAACTTATATTGTTGTAGATAAAAATATGAACTTACCATTCTTGCCCACGGGTTACGAACAATTGCAAAGGACCGGCCAACATTCCACGACTCTTTAATTGTTGACAAGTTAGGATGTCCGCCAATTCGTTCATACTCAAAATTTCTACTTAACCATTCAACTACACTTGACCCTGCACTTTTGGGAATATGTACAAACGTTAAATTGTTATTGGGTAGATTGATTGCTGCCATGTTTGTCGTTAAATTTTATTTCACTATCAGAGCAAACTCCTGCACATGCAGCCAGTCTGCCGTTGGCATAGTCTTTGTTCCAACTGTCTTGAACACCTCGAAAAAAAGTACCTTGCATAATACTGTCCCAATCGTGTAATTTGAGATTTATTTTGCTGTCTCCATGTTCAGCCCATAGTATTTCCCAGCCGTCTTTAAAGTCAACAGTTCTGCTGTACATGTTTCTGGATGATAAGGGACAACAAGGAAATAGCTTGCCAGTGTACTCTATATACACTGTGCTGTTGTGTTTGGCATAACAACTGATCTTGCTATGGTTACTTTGGTCATGCCACTGAGACAACGTTATCCTAGGCATTAATTTTATAACTTGAGATGGCGGCTCCACAATTTTAGTTTGTGCAGTCATTTCAAACAGTGTAAATCTGTGCGATGGCTTGACAAAGAAATTCTTAAAACCCATGCTGAGTGACAGTTTCCTTGCTTGCTCAACTTGATGCTCATTGTGCTTGAATGTAATAAATTGCCATTCAGCATGGCCACCTGCATCTATAAACGCTTTGGCATTTTTCATTACTTTGTTCCATGCCACATTCACACGGTATACATGATTGGTATCTGACAAGCCGTCAATGGCAAATATCACACGGCCTTTAGTGCTTAACGATTCAGCAAGTTTGATCCAGAATGTTTCATTGCGTAGGCCGCCATTGGTTGAAACTGTGATGTAACACTGTGGTGCTCGTGCCAGTACAGTATCACACACATCTATAAAATTTGGTGCGGCTGCTGAGTCACCGAGTACTCCATTGAACAACACTCGCTCAACTTGTTGCATAACATAGTCTGGTATGCGATCTTTGAAAAATTTCGTAGGTAGATATGTTTCTTCAAACCAAGATTTATCATCCGGTGTATTTTCTCTCAAACACATAGGGCATGCCGCATTACAGATAGACGTATTTTCTATCTGTAGTTCTTTAATATTTTTGTAAAACATTCAATGCTCTATCTATCAGCTCAGCTGAATAATTTGCTCTAAAACTATTAAGCGCCACAGTTTGTATTTCTTTAATTGTATAAGATGTATCTAAATCAAATCCGAGAGTGGCCAACGCACCGGCTAGTTTGTCTTTACGTTGTGCGCTTATTTGCATCAGGATACTGCTTATTTTAATTTTCTCACCATCCAGTGGATAGCAAAAGAACCAGTTGAGTGGAACAAGCTGACCTTCGTTAACTGTCCAACTATTTGGATGAATACTGATCTTGGCAATGTTATTGTCCCACATGGTGGTTAGTAGAGTCAGCCACTGATCCTGCCAGTTGGGTAACACATTTTCATTTGCCATTCGTTGCATTAAGAAATCGTTACCAGTCCATTCTAGAAAGATACGACGGTTATCAGTATCCACATCTTGAATTTTCAGCGTTGGTAAACACTTACCTGCCAGTGCATGAAATTTTAATTCACTTTCAAATCTCTGAGTTAACAATTCTTTAGTCCACACTTCATTTTCTTCAGGGAAACAATGATAGCCAATCTGTCTATTAAAATCCATGCAGAATGTCTTGTTATCAGGACTTACCAATGCTGTGTAAACAAGGTTAGCTCTCACATTCTGGTGAACTTCCCAGTTGTAATAATAATTCCAATTTGATATATCTGTCATGTTTAAAGTGATAATTAAACATATACTTAGCAAGGTTTTTATGATCAAAGGAATAAATTCTCAACCGTACATTGATCTTGATCCATTTTTGGATATTGAAGGTTTGAAAAAACTTCATTACCGAATATGTAAGGGCATAGTCTTGTCTGAAAATAAAAAAGAAGGAAACATTGTTCGCCCAGGTGGATTTAATGATGCATACGAATTAACAATCAAACCAACATTTCAAGCGGTAGATGAATACTTTGCACTGCCAGAAGATCATGAGATTAGAATAATAGGCAGAGAGATTGGGGAATGGAAAAACAGAGATCAGTTTGTGTTGTATTTAAAACTAGTGTTAGGTGCGTACGATCCTTATCAATTCATATTCCTTAAAACCGAATCTGGTGGATGGGAAACTAGATTTGAAGAAAAGGCATGGACCACGGACACAAAATATTTTCCTGAATTAAAGCAATGGCTTGAAAAATTAGTACCCAGCGTGTTCACACACATGGGTCGCATCATAATTTTCAAAGCAGAGCACGATGGTTTGACAGCTCTGCATAGAGATTTAATCTATCCCAACGAAACTACATACTTTGATCACCGTCACGAATTTATACACCTACGTACTAAAATAAGCAAGCCATTTTATATATGGGATCCCGAGACCGATACTAAAGTTGAAACCACATCACACGCATTGTTCTTCAATGACCAAGATTGGCACAATGGCGGTCGAGCAAATGTGCAATCATTTAGCATCAGAGTAGACGGCACATTTACAGAAGAATTTCGCAATCGCATTGGCATAGGTCACTTACAACATTACTAATTATAGTCTAGTCACAACTGGGCGAGTCATTGCGTGATTTGAATGAACCCAATTATTAGCATAGTTTCTAGCGTTACTACTTAATAAATTGTTAGGCCACACCCAATCTAAGAACATCAGTGCTTCACTTGGCATAGGATGTAAATCATTTCCTGGAGAAACACGTCGTTCTTCGTCTAGACGCTCGGTACGAAACCATTTATATACACCACTAAAATCATCAAATACTGATTGATACAATGTTATTATATCATTGTTGTCAACATATTTTGGAATTTCTCCTCCACCATATATTTTTTTACACTGATCTCTCCATTCTTTCATCATTGTTGTTTTTTGAGATTTATCAGCAAGATCATATTTAGATTTTAGATCGTCACTGTGTAAAAACTCTCCCCATGATAAATTTGCCCAGTCACACTCTTTAGTTTTTAAAATATGCTGGGTTGCTTTAATTAAAGTAAGGTCACGCATTAAATAGTGTCTGTCATCAAAATAATACTTTTCAGTCCATTCTTTACCATAATTTGCTTCAATGTTGTAAGGGGAAAAATGTACCCATTCGTTAACAGAATATCTGTCTTCTCGGTCTTTGATAGTCCAGAAAATAATTACTAAATCGTCTTTGGTAAAATTATAACGTGCATCGGCTTCCATAACACTATTAAATATAAAATAGTTGCCGCCTGCTTGTTTCCCCCAATTCACATATACTTCAATATCTTTACCTATAATGTCTGCCCATGTAGGCCAGTTGTAGTTAGTAAAACTACAACCGAACGCAAAAAATCTTTTATATTTTTTTGGATCAAGATTTTGTATTTTCATGTAATGACTACCTGCAAACTAATTTTAGGTACGAGACTACAATTTGCGGCACCGTGTGAGATTGAGATACTATCAAATTCAAAAACATCACCTTTTTTGTAATCAGTCAACACTTTATCACCGTATGAAAATAAGTGTCCTGGTTGGTAATCCTGGCATGCGATCCACAATCTGCTTTTAGGTTCAAGACTGGGATATATATCTTGATGATATGGAAATACATTGCCAGGTAATAGCTTGCTGAACCACCAATTTCCAACAAAGGGCAAATCAACTGTGAAGGGAAAGTTGTCACTACTAAATGATTCCCAGTATAAGCGATTAATATCGCATCCAGCTGCAATCCATTTTTCACATGTTTCTTTTTGATAATTTGCAGGCGGCAATACAGGACGTTTTGACCCGGTGTTTTGCATCATGAAATCTAATGCACGTTGGTCTATTTGAATATTTTTTAAGAATTTCATATTTTATATTTTGTTAAGGGTATATCGGCAGCACATGTGCAAAAGTTCCTATCACAAATAATAGCTTCGATAGGTTGCAAAAATGTGCCTTTATATATATTACCTAAACTTCCTCCTACCCGACAAGTTGCTCTGTGAACATCTCCATCCCAATTAATCATTAGGCTTTCAATGCCTGCATTACAAGACCAGTCTTTGAATTTATTTAAATGCAACTTAATCACATCGTTTGCATGAATTATTTGTGTATCGTCTATTACACAGTTTCCTTGCACAGTTGATTCTAGTTTTTTAATCCAATTTAAATCATCAGGGTGATAACGCATATCGTCAAACAAATCGTGATCACCTTCAGTCCAGCGTATGCGTCGTAAAGTAGCAGGAATGTGTGCAGTTAAACATCTAGCAAATAGTGTATAGGCTGCAGGCATGTGATCATGATGGCACATGATCTGTGATATAATTTTAATTTTTGTAAAGTCTGCAACTTTACTCATAGTATTGTAAACACGTTGCCAATCATATTCTAAATGCAAACTAAACACTATCTGATCAACATTTAAACTAGCGTAAAATTCATATGGCATTGTACCATTAGTTGTTACACTAATCCAACTGATACCAACATGATTACAATATTGAATCAATTCTTTAAATTTAGGATGTACAGTGGGCTCACCGCCTGTAAAACTAAGACGTACAGGCTTGCCTAAAGTCATCAATTTATCAATGGTTGATTTTAGTATTTCTATATCAGTATGTGTGCTTGTGTTATCGTGTATGGACGCTGGACAGTAACTACAGTCATAATTACATCGTTTGCCTAGGTTCCATTCAACCTTGATGCTATTTTGATGTGGCCACCGACCAGTTACCTTAGACAAATTGTGCTCCTGATTTATCAAACTTGCCACACTGCTTGCTGCATTCGATTAAAGGCTTGATATTCCATGTATCTTCTATTTGTTTGAAGTGGCCGGATTCAAATATTTCTTCTATTGTATTTTTATTTAGATTAGGAAAGTTTCCAATGGAATCCATATAATCAATGCGGGAGCCATGCGTTGGCAGCATCCAACTAACGTCTAACCAACAACAAGGACTAATAGATCCATCGGCTGCAATATATAGTTGTTTATACTTCACAGCCTTGCATTGTATTGTTGAAGCCACAGTTGTTGACTCTTTAACTTTGGATATCATATCCTGGCTGATTTCTGTAGGTCGTAAAATATGTGTTGTTTTGCCTTCGTCATCCAACACATGCCACTTATTACTAGTAAATCGACTGGTATGTTTGACTGTGAATCTTTTAAATTTAAGATATTCACTAATGGTTTGACACTCTGCAATTTGGTGCTCGTTGTGCTCAAATGCCAACATATGCCATTCTGCATTGCCGCCGGCATGTATGAAAGCAGATGCATTTTCTATAATTTTATTATAATCTGTACCTACCCTATAGAGAGAGTGAGTGTCTGCAAGACCATCGATACCGAATACAACCCTAGTTTTGGTGTAGGCTAATTGTTCCCACCATTGTGTATTTTTAGCACTGCCGTTGGTATGCATACTCAATTGTATTGCAGGATTTGTTTCCTTAATGTATTGGAGTATTTTTAAACAATCTTGTGCTACAATAGGATCGCCTAAATTGCCGCATATAAACAAGCTATCTAACTGCTGTATAAATTCAACAGAAAACCATTTTTTAAATTGACTTAAAGTTATTTCGTTTAATGTTATCAATGGATTAAGTATGCCGCCACTAATACGTCGCGGGCACATTGGACACCTGGCTTGGCACTTACTTGTTAATTCCAAATGAATATCTCGAATGTTAACTAATTCATACATACAGTTTAAACTCTGGGACAGTATCTAATAAACTTTGTTTACGTGTGGCATCTAATTTTTGGTTAAACTCAACAAAGTCGTTCCATAGATTATTTTGGTCCTTTGCCTGCAAATAATTTATATTGTCTTGTATTTGTTGATGCGTCACTTTACCTAATAATGCATTTTTCTTAACAGCTTCAAATGAGTCTACTCGTGATTTAACTTCTTGTAATCTTTGTATTGCTAGATCTTTTAACGCTTGTGGCAATACTTGTGCTGATAAACAGTTGGGATAGCTAACACGATGACTGTAAAACACAATTCCCATTTTGTTGATAAAGTAATCAACGCACTCTGCGGCTTGTAGTATGTTTCCGCCTTGTGCAGTGAATGCACCTACCACACGGCTCACATTTGGTATGGATTGAATTTCTTTAATATTTTCTTCGAGTTGGCTAAAGTTGCCGTTACCACGAATGTAATTGTAAACATCATGAATGCCGTCAATGCTGACGTTAACGGCAACTGATCTAAAATGAGGCCAATAGTCATGTATAGTTCTTCCTTTGCTAATACCCAGTGTTGTGCCGTTTGTGGCATACTTGATTTCTATGTTCTTACCATAAGGCTTGAGCATATCTAAAATTTTATAGTGTTGCGGATCCATTAATGGTTCGCCGCCAGCAAACTCAACTCGTCTAAAGTGTGGTAGTAGTTTTTCAAAGCTGCCCCACCAGTTGTCAGTGTCATCGAATGATCCAATATACTGTCCTGGTTTGCTTACTAGTTTTTCCACAGTGGACACTAGATAGTTGTTTTCTTTTTTGTAAAACGGAACAACTTCATTCCAGTCACTCCAATTAGTACTGTCTAATGGATTACACATACGACAACGTAAGTTACACAAATTATTAAGTTTAATTTCCATTGTGGGAAATTCAAACGGCATTGTATAGTTGTCAGTTAGTGTATCAAGTGCATTGGGATAAAGATTGATACGACTCTCTGGAATGGAATCTTTAATGTGTCGCTGACGTAAACTCTCAACGCCTTGATCTTCTAAATCAAAACATGGCATACACACAAGTGGACGTTCGTTATTAAGTATTTGTTTTCGTACTTCTTGCATGTTTTGGCTATTCCACACGCTTTCTAGACTTTCATCTTGAATCCAACCAACAGGCAGGCTACGACAGCAGACTTTAACGGCTCCGTCTTCACGTGTAGCTAATCCTGTAAAAGGATGCATGCAAAATGTTTTACTTTGATTGTTCAATTGCCCACTCTCTTTCTTTACACCAGAAACATTTTCCACACACAGGAACATGTTGTCCGGCGGTATATGTAGTATAATCTACATCTTCAAATTCGCCCTCGCAACTACGAGTTAAATTTAACAATTCTTCTATACCATTTTCAAAATACTGTTTAATAATCCAATCTTTCTTAGTATACACGAATGGATGGCAAATATCAACACCGTTGTGTATAAAATGAGGAGGTATGTGTCCAGTATCTCGATCAGCTAATGATCCTTCTATCTCAATATCTGGATTCTTGTTAATACCTCCGTACAATGCATCTAGTTTGTACTTGTGAGCAATATACTCGTTGTGTGATCTTAATATAATTTGATTGCCGCTTTTTAATTTTCCATATTCATCTACGATAGTTGGGCCTTTGTCAGCCCATTCTAATTCTGACGGAATCAGATTTCTATGTAGATAAAAGTTATTTTTAAAGTGATCCTTAAACCAAGCAATAACCGTGTCAGCTACATGTTCTTGCCATGGTCGTGTTTTCCAAAGCCTAATTTGATTTGTAAAATGTATATCTGCGTTTGTATTTGAACATATTAAGTATGCTAGTAATGCACTATCGGCACCACCACTTATGCTTATGCCAATTCTCTTCCAATTATGTTTTAAATACAGTTCCATGATATATTTAAGCAAGTGATAACAACATATAAATATTTTATGATTACCAAACAAATATGGGTGTGTCCAGAAGGACTGATTGAACAAGCACTTAGAGAACATCCAGTTACGGGCGAAGGTACTGTACTTAATGAACCAACAGGCGACTTCTTTTACGATACATGGAAGATTAAAGACTTGTATAAAGACACAATTTGGCAACAAGTATTAGACACAATGCCTGTGTCTATTGGACAAGCACGTATTATTAAACTGGCGCCAGGTGAAAGTTATATGGCTCATGCTGACATAGACAACCGTTGGCATTTGAACTTGACTGGCGAGCAAGCATACTTGATTGATTTGGATAACAAAGTTATGCACGAATGTGTCAGGGATAATCGCTGGGCTTATATGGATGCTAGTCGTATACATGCGGCTACCAACTACGGTTCTGTTCCACGACTACAATTAGTTGTGCGTGAACCGTTACGTAACAGTCGTCAGCCAGTAGATTTAGTCAGCGTTGCTATTGAAGCGGCATACGAACAAAACGATTTTAGATATAAATTTGATAAAATCTTTAGTCCATTTTTAAATAGAGCAAATCAGAAATACAAGTTAGCAAATTTTGCTCACACTACATTTAGTTTGTCATTTAAAGTAGAACGCGAATTGCTTGAAGAATTTAAACAACTCGTCACATCTGAATTTAAGGTAACACATGTCTAAAACATTTTGGATTCAACCTGAAGATACCAAAATTGGATTTTGGCAGAAAAAAATAGAAATTTTAACTAAGAGCAGTACATTTTGTGTGTTGCCTTGGATACATTTTGCTACTAGGCCTAACGGCGATATGAGATTATGCTGTAGTGCGAATGCCAGTGGCGCTGGTGAAAATCACACTGTGGGATTAGTTAAAAATGAAAAGGGCACACCTGCTAACTTTGGCCGAGAAACTCCCATGAGTGCATGGAATAATACATACATGCGTGATGTTAGAACAACTATGCTGGAGGGAAAAATTCCCGCAAGTTGTAAAAAATGTTATGATGAAGAGAGTAAAGGTGTTGCTAGTAAGCGTATATGGGAAACTGCTACTTGGCACGAAGAAGGAATTGATTTAGAAGAATTAATCCGTCAAACACAAGAAGACGGAACTGTTCCTGAACAGTTAGTCTATTTGGATCTTCGACTTGGACACACTTGTAACTTAAAGTGCGTTATGTGCAGTCCCCACGACAGCAGTAAGTGGGTAGCAGATCATAAAAAGATTTATCCGCTATTCAAAGCGCCAGAACTAAAATCTCAGATGCATTGGGATCAAAAAGAATTTAATAATAAGTGGCATGAAAATCCGGACTTTTGGAAAGAAATGTATGCACAAATTCCTAACTTAAAACAAGTATATTTTGCCGGTGGCGAGCCACTTATGATTAAAGAACATACGATGTTCCTTGAAGAAATTATTCGTCAAGGGTACGCAGACAAAATTCTTGTACGTTACAATACTAACGGACTCTTAATAGACGATTCGATTATTGAATTATGGAGCAAGTTCAAAAAAGTTAAAGTGGGATTTAGCATTGATGCTATTGGAGATAAGAATTACTACATACGGTATCCTAGTGATTGGAACACTATAGTAAGAAATTTACACAGACTAGATAATACTCCTGATAATATACAAACTAGTATTGCCACTGCCATACAAATCTTAAATATCAAACACTTGGCAGATTTTGCTAAATGGAAGATTCAACAAAATTTTAAGAAAATTAACTTTGGTAATGTTACTGGTGATATACAAGCAGGCGGCGGTATTTTTAATATGCACCTGTTATATATACCTACATTTTTAAGCATTAGATGCTTGCCTGCGTTAGACAAGGCAGCAGTGAGAAAAACGTTTGACGAACTAAAAGTATGGCTATATGCCAACTACAGACAAGATGACGACTTTTGGAAAAATAATCCCTATGGATGGAAACGCTGGCAAGCAGTGTTAGACTTTATGGATGCAGAAGACCACAGCAATCAGTTACCAGCATTCAAAGAATATATTGAAACATTACAACCATTACGAAAAATAGAGTTCACTAGTGTTTTTCCCGAACTAACACACTTGCTGTAGTATTCCAGCGATGATATTTGCAGTAGCTTCATTTGATTTTGGCCCAGGATGGCTGTCTCCTACACAGTGGTCTAAATGTGTAATGCCAGATGTGTATAGATTATTGATTGCTAAATTGGGCATTTTAAATTTATTCAACTCTTGCATAGTGGCCGGATAGTGTATAAACTTTATTTTTTTCTGCTCAAGATATAAGCCGGCATGATGCATGTATATCCAAGTACGCATGGCATAATCGTGTTCGCTTAATTGTGCAGTCCATTTCAAAGCAAGACTTGATGTTTTCCAAGCTCCTAATTGTTTGCGAGAAGGAAACATGTTGAATAGTGTGTTAACAAACATATCTCTTAGAGAATGAGACCACATGATAACAACTGTGTCAGTTTCTTCAAATCTAAATTCTAGTACGGAATATAAAATTTCTAAATTACTTGCTCCAGGCTTTGACTTGTTAACTAGCTCTAATCCCAATGCGTCTGCTACCTGTTGGGGCCAGCCCAGCTTGCTTGATCTAGAATTATCAAATGTGAATATCAATATATTAGTTGATTGACAATCTGGAAGCCCTTGCCCATATGTATAAGAGCATCCGAACGTAACAAGTCTATTTTTCATTTATTAGATACTTGTTAAGATATTCAGCCACTTTGGTATGAGTCGATGTACCAATATGTTCAAGATCCACAGCTGGGTCTTGCCTTATTAAACTCCATCTATCAGCAAATTCAAAAATGTGTACTTTTACGCCTGCTGCTTTGCATGCGGCGGTAATAACAGCAATGTTCTTTTCGTAAATATATTCACTGTTAGTATCGTCTATGTATTTCCACACTTCGTTGTGTGGCAACATGCTCGCAGGCATCGATGGTAATACAGTTGATTGAAACTTATCTGAGATGTACTCTCTACGTTCCTTAGTGGTTGCTTGTATAAAAATGTGTTTAGGTTTATATACACTAAGTCCAGAAAACACAATACGTGCAATTGTGTCCCATGCGCCTCCTACTACACCTAAGTTAACAGTTTTAAAACCACTTAGTTGTTCTAGTACCGCTGGCCAAGTAGCTGACAATTCTACACCAACGCCGAAAACATCGCTATGACCCAAGCACCAAATTGAATCATTAAGATCATGGTTGGTCCACTCAATGTCTCTATAACCTTTTGAATTAGTCTGATAATGTATAGTTCCAGTCATGTCTGGATACTGTATCTTAGATATGGCATTGGACTGTTGCCACTTTGCAATTTGTGTAGCTGATGGAATACCTTTAACAAACCAATTTGAGCTAGTACTTGCTGTCTTAATCATTAGGATACAAAAACCTTTAAAATAAATACTGCATGATTCTATTACACAATAAACCATTTCATACTTTAGATCAGTATTTAAACATTGCAGAATTTCTAAGTTTGAAAGATGAGTTTTATTATCTATTTGCCAAAAACAAAGAGCATGCTGTGTCAGTTTGGAATGCCGGCGGTATACCTACAGATGCTAATTGGAGTTATATAACAGATAATCCGTCTTTATACTATACTTTAAAAAGTTCAGCAGATTCAAAAACAACCAAATTTGATAACAAAGAACAATTGGCAATATATTTGCAATTAAAGCATGGATCGTTTAATCCTTATAGAATATTGCACTTATTGGATTACTCCCCTAATAAAAATGTAGAACCCTGGGTGACTGATCCTATAAAAATTTGGATGGAAACATTGCCATTTTCCAAGATAGATTCTGTTAGTTTATTTTATAACGATCATTACTGTCCACTAAAGTTTCATAGAGATTATAATTTTTTACCCTATGAGAAGGGAGAGCTTGCTCAACCGCCTGACAGTTTGCAAGATTTAATTTGGTTTAGATTTGATCTAGACAGACACTTTTGTTTATACGATGTTGATACAGACGGCAAGATATCAAAAACAATTCCAGTCGAAGGACATGCTGCAACGTTCAATCACTACAATTGGCATGGTAATACCGAAGCATATGATAAGTCGTCACTAACTATTAAAGTCGAAGGCACATTTAAACAAGGGTTTGAATATGTTTGATATTGCTGGTCCACTTGCTTACAGTGTTGAACATCTAGAATTGTACAAGTGTAGACCATTCATGGACAGACTACATATACAATTAATTCGCGACATAATTTTTAAAAAAGATTACGATTGGAATTGTATTGACGATACCTTTGGTGCAGCTCAAGTTATTGGCACAACATCTGTGTACACCAAATTTAAAAATTTATTTCAATCTCACATAACTGGATCTCAGTTGAATTCTATAACAGGGTTGGAGACGGCTGCGAGAGTTGATATTATCCAAGGATGTACACAATACATTGAAAATTTACATTTAAAAGGTGATGTCCAAATACTTGAACATGAATACAGCTATCATTACAAAATTAATCCCAGAGCAATGATTTGTAAAATAGAAAACTTACAACCTGGAATTCCGCTGATGGTATCTATACCATTCAGCAGTATTGGAATCACGAGACCTGACATGCTGGAGTTATTGGACTTGTGCGTAACATTAAATATCCCTGTACATTTAGACGGTGCATGGATTACTGCGGCACGAAATGTTGTTATAGACTTTTGTCATCCTGCTGTTGCTAGCCTAGGAATCAGTATGAGCAAAGGCTACGGAACCAGCGGGTGGAACAGAGTTGGGCTTCGTTGGACAAAAAGCATTGTTGAAGACAGTATCACATTGATCAATGATCATCTTCAAACAACTGCATATCCTGTGGTAATAGGAAATTATATTTTAGAAAATATGCAACCTGATCACTTGTGGAACACACACGGTGCTAATCATTTTAAAATTTGTAATGATTTTGGATTAGTGTCGTCGGATACAATACACATGGCAACAAAGAACAATCAAATAGTTGGCATTGCTCCTTTGTTAAGGCATCTTGAAAATGTATAAGCTGGTTCCTTGGACAGCTGATCTAGATCTGTCTAGCTTCTATGCAGACGCAAACAATCGAGGTTTTGTCAACAATGCTAGTCAAAAAGCCATGGTAGATTGTTTCAAAAAAGAAAAAGAATGGAATGTTTGGATATTATACTACAATGGAATTGCGTCGGGAAGTGTGGCGGCGCACAGCCTCTCTGAACTTGGGCCAAATGCATATCGTATCTGTGCTAGAACATGTGTGTTTACTAATCAACTGCCCTTGCATCAGTTACGTAGTGTCAATTATACTATTAAACAACATCAAAATGCTACGGCACAATTTTTTATTCCACAGTGCATAGAATGGGCAGGCCCGGATAAAGAGTTGTATATTACTAGCCATCCAAGTACTGTTGGTACACAACGACTAGTCCATAAGATTTATTGCCCTGCACTCGTGACCACAGGTGCATTGGAGCGCACCTGTGAATTGGGCTATCGAGGACATGTACAAACTTTTTGGAAGTTGAATGCTACTGTATTTTTAGATCAACTTAATCAATCGCCTCGTTGGTGTTAGTTAAGATCGACCCAAGCAGTTCCGTTATAACCTTTGAATATAGAACCATCCAGCACAATCATTCCTGCTGTTGGAGTTAAAGGCAATGTCCCAGCAAAATCTTTTACTTTGACATATCCAGTGACACTTATGCCGCCATCAACAAATTGTGCTGTTTCTACGCCATTGGTTGAAACTCCAATAACGCCTTCGCTGGGACGATAAAATCCGGTATTGACACCAGTGTCTGCGCTGAATGCAATACTTGGAGAACCTACTGTGCCGTTTCCCACAGTTACAACAGTTGTTGCTAATGTTCCGTTTTTGTCAAAAGTTAATAGATTAATTCCTGTTCCCGTTGCATTGACTGTTTGTACCACAAATTTGCCAGGCACCACATTGTTGACTGGCACACCGTCGGCCACGCTGCCGATAACAGTCGAAGGCGCAAATACCGAACCTGTGTAACCACGTAAAATTATGCCGCCTATCAAATCTTGCGAAACTACAGCCGTAGGTGCTGCAAAAGTTCCTCGAGAAACTTGTATTTCTATAAATGATGTATTTCCTGTTCCAGTAAGTGAATTAAAAAGACAATGAGAACTAGTACGATTAAAAGTTCTTAGAGTACCGTCAACTGTTGTGCTGCCTGAAGTGATGTCGCCGGCAATATTGATAGATCCAGTTCCGTTAATGGTATAACTGTTTAAACTTAAATTACCGCCTAAACTTGGAGTAGCATCTGCAGAAACTTGTAAAGCTGCACCTGTGGCAATGATAGTGGTGCATGCCGGGTCAGCCCATGCAAGACCTGTACCCAGTCGAATAACAGGACTGCCGCCGGCATCTATACCGTTACCAACGTATAGTTGTTTAGTATCTGTAGTGTATACAAGTTCACCCATATCAAGGGATGTTGTTGCTCTTTGAGCATCTGTGCCTCGTCTAATTCGTAATGACATGTACTATCTCCGGTATTCGTGTGTCAACTTGGTTGAACATTATAGTGTATTTATTCAATTTGAGAAATAGGAGATAGCTTGTTCTAGTCAAAAAAATAGGACCGAAGGTCCTATTAAAGTGCTACTATATTACATAGTAGGGCCGTTGCCGTTCTTAAATCCCACTGATCCACCTTCTGCTTCGATGTTCTTTATGACATCTTCAAACAAGATAGGTGCAAAATCAGGCGTTTGTTCCACACAAACGCAATGATAACGAACATCGTTTACATCGCTGTATAAAACTTCACCAGTTCTAGCATCGACACCACGAGCTTTCTTCACACGATTTGCGTGAGTATGGCCGTGAATGTTTGTACCAAAACGACCCATTGAATCACTGTGTAACGGAATATGGCTAAGGATCATTCCGTTCATAACGTGATAAGCTCTAATGGATCTAAAGTACTTGCTGTAGTCCTCATCTTTGTAGATGTCGTGGTTGCCACGAATTAAAACTTTGTCGCCGTTAAGACGTTCCATGATTTTTAACGCTTTACGAGCAATCACAACGTCACCTAAATGGTAAACTTTATCAGTTGGCTTTACCCGCTCGTTCCACGCTTTGACCATAGCTTCGTCCATTTCATCTGGATCTGTCCACGGTCGTAATTTGGTTACTCCGTCATTTCGGGTAAACTTACATACGCCAGTGTGGCCAAAGTGCGTATCACTAACTAAAAATACACTAGGCATAATGTCCTCCTTTCTTATTTAAGTATATATTATACTGCCAAAAGGAGGAAGTGTCAACCTGCGTTCCAAATCTCCTTGAACCCTTCTTGTTCTGTGGGGTCTTCCCAGCTGGCAATCATGCTGGCAACCACATGGTCTGGAATTTCTTTCCCAGGCCGACTCATCAAACGCCGCACGAGTTCTTTATGCTCAGGTGTACGAAACACCACAGCAATATGTTCGTAGTCAGGAAGCATATGGAACTTACGAGCACGACTTTTAACTGTGGTACTGGTTTGATCCCAAATTATAGTATGACCGTGCTCACGTGCAAACACAACCTGTTCGATCATTAGGTCAATTGCTGTGGGCATGTATTCTACAAACACTTCACTATAGGTCTTACCCTGTGCTCTAGCATAGTCTTCCACAAACGCATCTGTACTAACTATGGTCAAACCCAATGCCCAAATTTGGTCTTTGATCCAAGTACTTTTGCCCGAGGCAGGCACTCCAATCAGTTGATAGCATTTTGGCATCAGTGTACCGCTTCCTTAGCATCACATTCGCACTCGACCACCCAGTTGTTAAACTGAGTAAACTTGTTTACTTCTACGCCAAGGCCAACTGCTTCATTTACAAAGTGTTGCAACAGTGCATTATACAGTGCATCGGGCATTGTGTTTTTATCAAATTTAATTTTCATTACCAATTCTCAATTCCAGAAATTTCAATTGTAAATTTACCTTCATAGCCGTTTATCTCTGTGAAGACCATTAGTGTAGTTATGGATCCAATTCCAGAATCACTGTCTTGCTTTAATTCAAAACATCCTGCTTCCGGAAACTTTTCCATAACTTCCAAAATTTTCAATACTTCTTCTTTGCTCAAATGCATTAGATATCTCCATCTTGTCGCATAAACTCGTCACCTGCTAGTGGCACTGGCTTTTCATCTGCATCGTATGTCCAACCCAATGCTTTCATCATACGATGCTTGACCAGCAAGTTAGGAGCACGAAATCTTTCTGTGTCATCAAATCCCATTGCCACACCAACTTCACAAACTGCACCACTACGGCATATGCCTGCAAAACAGTGTACTACAACATTCATATGATTGTCAAGAGCATGTTGCAACAAACGGACAAGTTCAGCGGCTTGCTCGTGACTACAACGCATAGCTTCATCAAGTGCAAAGTCCTTTTCTTCAATATCCAAGAACTCAAAGTCATGACGTTCTTTGAATTCGTGTTTTGCAGTTGGCCTCCAACTTGCTGGATCAGTAATGCTGATCAACATGCTATTCTCTCCAGCCGCATGGTGAAATCCAATAGGAATATCAGCGGCTGCTACATTTTCAATCCACGGCATTATGTTCTCTCCTTTTTAACACGACCAATTCGGCTTGCCTTGTTCCAAGTGTATGCAACACCATCCGGACATAGTCCATCCTTAACAGCGTCAACACCAAAGATACCGCATACTTCAAAATCTTTTCCAACGATCCTAACAAATTCGTTCATGCTCTTAGCAACATTCATTGCTTCGGCAAGTGTAAGAACTCGGAATGTTTCTTCTTTTCCTATTACTTTATACATTCTTTCTTTCTTTTTCTATACGTCTCATTATTACAATAAGGCCAAATCACCGGAATTATGGCCTCTTCAATCGAACTAATTTGTTCTGCGGACATGTGATCCAAATTCCAAACCAGCACAGTTAATGTATCTACATCAACTTTGTGTTTAACTGGGAAGTCCAGCACACCAGGTGCTACACGTTTCTTTCCAATTTTAACATAATGACTTGGAATTTCTTCCACGTCTTCGATGATGTATTTGCATACACCTTCTTTCCATCCTTCTGGGAACTGCCATTTGGGTTCCACTTTTTCAACTGGTGTACTGTACAAGCAAGCCAAGTTCACATCTAATTTTGGACGATGTGTTTGGTGACGATTAATAACAGTATTTGTTGCAGCCTTACCAAAGTAAAAATTTACCTCTGGATAAATGTAATACAAGCCACGATGATTACCTACCTCTTGGCGATTAATTGCACCTTCTGTAGTTTGATAAGGCTCAACCCAATCAAAACCCAGTTGCTCAAAAACTTCTCGAATAGCTTGTACGTGTTGTTTCATATGTTAATTATACTGCCTTTTGACTATGATGTCAATAGACAAATGTGTTGTATTTTAACAACAATAATTTTGATTAATAAATAATCAACCATGACATACTTTCACCCACACGTTCCTCCAAGTTGGCGTACTCTTCCTATATTCGAACATCATACTAATTCTATATTGTTGTTTCTCGGCGATCTCTGGCCTCGCTCTAAGGATACTGCTAAAGATGAAAAGTATCATGATCCTAAAATAAGTTATCAGTTTAATTCTCTCGGTTATAGAGACGCAGAATACAAAGATCGATATGACACTGTGATATTATCATTTGGTATGAGTTCCACCATGGGTCTTGCAATCCAGCTGGAACAAACTTATTCAAAATTAATAGAACAACATACTGGAATCTCAGTATTAAATTTTGGAATTCCTGGTGCCTCAGCTGACACTATAGCAAGAATGGTAAGCTGTACTGTTCCTTATTTCAAGGAAAGAGCAAACACTGTAATGGTGTTGGTTGGTTGGCCTTATGTTTCAAGACGTGAAGTGTTTCTAGACAATTATAAACAGTCAGTAAACACAAACGGCACGCCGCCGTTTCCAGAATTTTGGATGTTATTAGACAACACTTCTAATTCTCATAACGCAGAACTGAATGCTCATTTTGTAGATCAAATATGTAAAGCAAATGCCGTTAGACTTATTAGTATTCCAATAAGCATTTATCCGGATGGGATAGAAAGTGGTGATAAAGGCAGAGACGGAGTAAACCCTGGCCCGGAATGGAATAAGAGAGTTGCCGAGTGGGTGCTTGCTACCTTATGATAACGATAGCTTCAAAAAAATAGCACCCGAAGGTGCTATCCAAAAACATTGTTTTTTACAAAGCGTAACGATCACTCATTACAGTCTTAAGCATGATGCCTTCTGGAGTGAACTGATCCAAATCAGCGGCTAGCAAGCTAGTCATTATACTTGGGCTAAATCCACTTACCAATGCGGCACCACTCTTGTCAGCCTTAACAGGCACGTTGTCTGAACTGTTTAGGTTCCAGAAAACAATCTGTGGCACAGTGTAACCTGCATCTGTGAACTTGCGTTCGATCATTTGCATTGATGTGTCGTCGTAACGAGCACATTGGTTAAACTGCATGTCTGACAAGATTAGCAACATGGCTGGCATGTCGCCTGCTGGTACTGAACCCTTAACTGCAACGCTCAAGATCTTGTCCATAGCGGCATGCAAATTAGTGCTCATTTCCCAATCACTCTTGCTCATTTGAGCAACCTTGTCAACAATGTTACCCTTTAGAGTAACAAGTTGTGGCTTGTCTGAGAAAGTCAAGAAAGTGTCCTTGAACACGCCCTTGTTCTTATCTGCTAGGTACAAGCCCAAGCTAATTGAAACATCCATGCAAGTCACATTAGTGTTCTTGCCTGCTGGGCAGGACATAGAACCGCTAACGTCTACAATTGGCATGATGCTTGCATCTCCAACGTAGTTTGGCAAAGCATTCCACTGTGCCACAATGTGGTCAGTTTCTGTCTTATCCAACTTAGCACGGTAGCTACCGATGACTCCCTTTAACACGTCATGTGGGAAGATTGCGCTGGCGTTAACCTTAACAGTCTTATCACCACTTACCAACTTGGCAACATACTCTGCAAATGCAGGAGTGTGACGGCCGAATGCCTTCTTGTAGTTGCGAGCAGCCACAGAAGGAACGTGACTGAAATTGATGTTATCCCAATCTCCTGCACACATTTGGGTTTCAACAACTGTGGTCATTGTTACCAATGACTTGCGGTACTGCTTCGGAGTCATTCCGAAGAATGCTCGTACTTCAGCCGCAATCTTACCCTTACGAGGAGTCCACTTTGCAGCCAATCCGTTTTGCGCACGAAGGGCATCGCCCAACATGGTATAAGCGGCTGACTTCAGAACTGGGTTTGAGAAGACAAAGATGTCATCCCAACGACCTACTTCTGGAATCTTCTTTAGAAGAGCCAAAGCGGCGTCTGGGTCACGCTTTTCTAGATGTACTAGAATATCTCGGAACAATTGACGTTCACCAGCACCGCCACGGACATCACGTGCCCATTGTGCAATGCGTAGTGCTACGTCAGAGTTTTCTACATAAGCGGCTGTGAAGTCGCCTGTGATGTTCTTACCACGGCTTGCGCCGATCTTGTAGAACAAGTCAACACAAGCCGAAGCTGTTGACTTACGTGCCTTCATACCATTTTCGGTACGGGCTTCTTGATTTGCTACTGCTGTTACAAATGCGTTCATTTTCTTTTTACCTTTACAGAATGTATTTTATTTTCGATTATAGTGAAATTTAAAGTTGCTGTTAACATTCTAAAACTTTAACAGGATGATCGTGCCAATTTGTTTAGTATTCTGGTCTGACCAATTACGGCACTCAGACCCTATCAACATTCATGTTGCCTATTACATGTTTTTCTGTATGTAAATCATATCCGGGCTTTGCCGGCCTATCTATTCCTTGAGCGTCTATTTCTAGAAAGCATTTCTGCCTGTTCTTCAACCACTTTCAATAGCAGTTACGTTAGTAGTTTTTAAATTGCTGTAGTCATCCAAATATAACAGGATCGTTTTCTACTTTTTGTTTTTATCGAGGAGACTTATCGAAACTCCTCTATCTAATCCTACTATTGCTAATAACCTTCAAAGCCAATTAAGGCTCCAGCTATTAGCATAAGATTAGCAGTCCATGTAATATGAAGTTGCTGTACCGATCCTAAAACTTTCTTAACAATGTTACTTGCTATACGACTATTATAGTACAAACAACATGTGTTGTCTATACATTTTGGTGAAACAGGATACATTTTTAACGACTTTTGCTCTACCACTGAGCTACAACCGACTGCTTTTTAGGCTTGATCGGAAAGTGAGATTCGAACTCACGACCAAAAGTTTTTCCATGTTAAAAGTTGCTGTTAGTATCCTAATAAGGGCCACTGGTTAGTGACGATTCCACCATCTAGTTAGAATGAACTAGCACATAGCTGGAGCAACGGGTGAGATTTGAACTCACGGTCTTCGGGATTTGCAATCCCGTGCATTGGGCCGCTCTGCCACCGTTGCATGTTATTTTAATAATTAAACAACATTTTTCTTGCATCCTCAAAATATGTATGAGGTTTTAATTCTGGAATAATACGTAGTGTTAGTACTACTCGTTCGTTATTTGAGCCAGTGTTATCCCAATCATGGAATATCTCTGTATTAAATAATATACACTCGCCTTGTTTTGCTATCATACTTTTTAATGGTGTATGATTTTCTTTTACGAAACCATCGCATTCTCTGGATGTATTGGTGCGTAGGTTATCTATTGCATACTCTTTTAGATCTTCATCACTATACCAATTAGTAATACACTTATCATCTAATACTCTACTAACGTAGTTGATACTGAATTTGTTGTTCATTCCGTCTTTATGTGCTCTGTAATATAATCCAGGTTTGCTAATAAACAATGATATTCTATTTTTTATCAATTTTATTCTATCTGCCATAGGAATCAAAGACAACATGTGTTGTGCTTGATGCTTTAGTAGAATGTAATTTGTAAATTTATTTAAATTTGCAATCTCAGGAGTACATTTGTTGCAATAGTCAATTATATCATCGATACCATCGTGGGTAAATCTAATATAATACGGACTACAATCTTCAATAATAGTGTATTTCATACTATAAAATGGTAGGACGTGACGGGATCGAACCGCCGACAGCCACCGTGTAAGGATGGAGTTCTACCTCTGAACTAACGTCCCATATTCTCATCAAACTCGTTTCAAATATTCTGCACCAACTTTGCCACTTTGGATTTCCAGCAGTGCAGTTAGATTAGAATACACATGTTCACGCTTGTCGCTTTCACGATGTTGGCGTTTGATCTCACGTGCTCTTGCTGCCGCAATCAGCACGAGATTAAATCTGTTGCCGCCTGATAGGTCAACACATTGATTGGTGTCAATTTCAGTGCCGCGACTAAGTCCGATTAGTTTACTCATATATGCCTCATTAAAATGTTATTATACTGTGTTTGGGTTGTGATGTCAATGCTTTTTGGCCTCGCCACCCGGAATCGAACCAGGATCAAAGGTTTAGGAAACCCTTATTCTATCCATTGAACTACAGCGAGTTAGCCAATAATTTTTAAAACCTCTGCAAAAGTATCCTTGTAGGATATGTTTCGTTTTTGATCCAGCATTTCCATATTTTCAACCAGTTTTTGAAACTTGCCCGGAACTTCAGGATGAGATTTTAACAAACGAGTTATGATATGGTCGGTTCCAAACTTGTCTTCTATATGCTGTCTTAGCTTTAATGGAGTAGCATCTATGCCCCAAACACCAAAGCATGGACTAACTTGCAATCCAGAAAACTCATTGCTTCTACTGGGCCATGATCTTTTTGAATGCCAGGTTTCTAATTCTTTAAAATAAAAGATATTCATAGGATTAGCTGTAAACTGTATGTAAAAGCCCAGCTTGTCTTTTAATATATTATCATAGTGTAGCATGTTATGCTCTACTTTTTTCCAACTCAGCGGCCAACGTATGTAATCAAACTGCTGATTCATTCCATCTATGCTGAATGCAAGATCAACCTGTTTAAATGTTGACCATAATTCTATCAATTCAGAATCTGGCAAAATACTACCGTTTGTGTTATAGAATACTTCTACATTTGACGGAGTAGTTACACGTTTCAAAAAATCTACATTGTGTTCACTTAGTAATGGTTCTCCACCCACAAAGTCCAAACGGGTGAGTTTATCAAAGTTGGTAAAAGATATTAATTTTTGATATTGTAGTGAATAATTTTTTAATTTAGCATTGGGGTTATTTTGTTTCTGCCAAAGACTGCTAGAATGCGGCCCACAGATTGTACATGCCGCATTACATGTTAAATCGATCTGTACCGCAATGTGATACATATCACCGTCCACTGCATCTTCTGGTATAGAAGTTTTGGCAACTTGTCTATGACTGACTCCATATTGGTTTTGCTCGCGTCCAAGGCATTCATGGCAGTTTTTTTCAGTATCGGCAAGTACATTTTTTGTAAACTGTCGTCTAACTGAAGTTAGTTGTATTTTATGTTCTATAGGCGTGCTACTTGGAAGAATCCAACAGCATGGTTGATACACAATGTTGCCATCTTTTTCAAGAAACCGAAAAGAGTTACTTAGTTTTCTACAAAATTCGTTGGCCATTTTTGTTTTCCTATTTGGTTGCAGAGGATGGATTCGAACCACCGACCTCTAGGTTATGAGCCTAGCCAGATACCACTTCTAACACTCTGCGTCAACTTGGTGGAGGTTAAGAGAATCGAACTCTTACGAAGACCTTGCAAAGGTCCCAGGCTACCATTACATCAAACCCCCGAATATGGTCGGAGTACAAGGATTCGAACCTTGGACCCCCTGGTCCCAAACCAGGTGCGCTACCAGACTGCGCTACACTCCGAAAAATTGTGTGGAGCGGGATGGGAGAATCGAACTCCCGACATTAGATTGGAAATCTAAGGTAATGCCATTTTACGAATCCCGCACACTTTATTAGAATACACTCATGCCTTTTTCGTCAGAGGATGGTGGCCAGTCCTTACTACCCAAACTATGTTCGAGCTGAATGTACTTTAATAAAGTGTCCGGCTACTCACACCACATGAGCCCCGGACTGAGCTGTTACTCTGTCCATAACATTTGTTCTTCTGGAAAGGTGCTAAACCTCACCCAATGCGTTCTAGTATCCCTTAACTCAGAGAACTAATGGTCATAGCATTGAATACCCGGCGCTCTCTATGGTGACTGCCCCACCCACTTTCTTAACGGAAAAAGTGTAATCCGGGTTTCTTGGTGCCCCAGTAAGGAATCGAACCTTCTTCTAATGCTTACAAGGCAATTGTAATACCAATATACTACAAGGGCAATATTTATTATCCTGCTGTACTTGCTGTACCAGTGTCGTTGGTCACATAACCAGTTGAGCCATTGCCACGTGGTGCATTTCTATCACGTGTAGGAGTTTTGATAACAACTTCACTGCATAGTTGTGCATCAATCATTGCACGTTTCCACTCATTACGCTTTACTGGATCTACAATAGATGCCAGCATGGTCTTTGTGGGCTTTCTTAATTTGAATGTCTTACCTGGTTTCATATTTTACCTTTGTTAAATTCTGGCGGAACGACTGAGTTCCTGATTTTCTTATTTTGGCGGAGAGACCGAGACTCGAACTCGGAAGCCGGATTACGCCGACCGATGGATTAGCAATCCACTCCAATACCATTATGGGACCTCTCCTAAATCTTTTACATCGTCTGGCTTAATGTGATGAACACCTTTACCGTTCATCTTATCTATCGGCATGTACACAACTTTATCAATATTTGACAGATAGATAGCCCATCCATCTATAAGATTTCTGTCTATTGGTCTGCCTTTTCCATTTATAACAGTTGTTGCTGATATCTCATAATAGTTTCTTTTTTCATATAAGGATCTGTACTTTACTTGCAATCTACGAACTTGTCCAGATTTGTCTAATGATATTAAATCAACTGGGCTATGATCGTCAAACGGTGTAAAACAATGATATCCTTTACTATACAAATCTGCTATTACTTTAATTAAGCCTAAATTACCTTTTTCATTAACATTCATGACTAGCTCCTGCTTTGTTTATTTAGCAGATGAGCCATCTGTTATCCGTATAACTTGGTACGAGAGACGGGACTCGAACCCGTAAGCCCATTACAGGCGGCAGATTTTAAGTCTGCTGTGTATACCATTCCACCACTCTCGCATTATTTCTTGCTTGTGCTTATTATACTGCAAGCGTCACAAAATGTCAACACTTATTTCGAATTATTCTGGCGTACCCACTAGGACTCGAACCTAGACTGACGGTTTTGGAGACCGCGATGCTGCCATTACACTATGGATACATAAAAAGGCACTTGCTGTGACGCTTGAATTCATGGTAGCCCTACTCTTCATGGCCGGTCCTTGTGCATAGTCGACATTGACAAGTTTTTCGGTGTTCCATTGTAGCTACTCAGCAAGTATTGATTGGCGGAAGTAGTAGGATTCGAACCCACGGACCCTTTCGAGCCTTCAGTTTTCAAGACTGCTGCCTTAAGCCATGCTCAGCCATACTTCCATATTTTGGCTCCCCGAGTACGGATCGAACGTACGACATCTTCGTTAACAGCGAAGCGCAACTACCTCTGTGCTATCGGGGAATTGATTGGTGGAGATTACTGGGATCGAACCAGTCGTGCCCGAAGGCGGCGGATTTACAGTCCACTGCATCACCATTGATGCTTCATCTCCAATTATTGGTGCCCAGGGAGAGACTCGAACTCTCAATCCTTTCGGCAGTGGCTTCTAAGACCACCGTGTATACCATTCCACCACCTGGGCAATACTTTACATATAAAAACACACTCAAGTCCGCGGCACGGAAGGCACTATACCCGCAATGGTCTATGACCAGTCCTAATGTGTTTTTATATGGAGACGCTACGGGGAATCGAACCCCGCTTTACGGGATGAAAACCCGTTATCCTGACCGATAGATGATAGCGTCAAATTGTCTTTTAAATTTTTAAGGAGCATTGCTAAACTTGTTAGCGTATGTGACTATTATATAGCCTATGCTACGCTGTGTCAATGCTTTTTTGAACTAATTGCAAAATATATTTGGTGGGCCCTGCTGGGATCGAACCAGCACTGTCGGTTTCGAAGACCGAAGTGATATCCATTTCACTAAGGACCCTTGGTGCGGCTGAAGGGATTCGAACCCCTGACCCACGAGGTAGAAGCTCGTTGCTCTAATCCACTGAGCTACAGCCGCAATTAAAATTGGTGCTCTTAGAAAGAATCGAACTTTCATTACTTCCATACCAAGGAGGCGTTCTACCATTTAACTATAAGAGCATGGTACCCCGGGTGAGATTCGAACTCACACGATTCTCCTTTTGAGAGAGACGCCTCATACCAATTGGGCTACCGGGGCATTGAATTAACACAAGTTGTTCACCGTACAACTTGTAAAACGGGGGTCTGTTGAATTTGTAAGTAGTAGAGCCACTTTAATCTCTACCATTCACCCGATTGCACTGGTCCGGACGGGAAGTGGTGCATCACTTGGGATACTTGTCCAGCGTATAGACCTTTCTACCTCGGACACTACGTGCCCGGGTGGGGATCGAACCCATTTGCCTTCTACTATAAAGTACCTTCGAAGAATACAGTATAGCGTGACTTTCTCTTGCTGACACTTACAAAACTTGGTGCACCCTGTTGGAATCGAACCAACTTCAACGGCTCTTCAGACCGCCGCTATGACCACATCAGCTAAAGGTGCATATACTTGGTAGTTCCTGAAAGAATCGAACTTTCGTCAATGCAATGTCAATGCACCATTCTCCCATTGAACTAAGGAACTAAAATCTACTTAGGGGTGACCACTGGGAATTGAACCCAGATAAGCGGAATCACAATCCACGACTTTACCATTAAGTTATGGCCACACCTAAGTAGATTAAAATTGGTACCGCCAAAAGGAATCAAACCTCTATTCCCACGTTCGTAGCGTAGTGTATTATTCATTATACTATGGCGATATATTTGGCAGGGGCACTAGGGATCGAACCTAGACTGACAGAGTCAAAGTCTGTTGTGCTACCATTACACAATGCCCCAACAATTTGGAGCGGGATAGGAGAATCGAACTCCTGACTAAACCTTGGCAAGGTTTCGTTTGACCATTAAACTAATCCCGCATAAAGATATTAGTTAAAGACGCTGAGAGTTTTGGTTGACGTATTCGGTCCAGCCACCCAGTACTTACAGTACCGCTCTACTAGTCTAGCGTAACATGGAGCACCATTTGTCAACTAGGACCGCCCATGCTGTAAGCACTGATCCATCTTCGTCAACTGGAGTAAGGTTTATAACTATCAACAACCGAAGTTTTCCACTCTTCCATCGTTTCTCTTGCGAGACTCCTTGGCACCTTGCGTCTTTAACTAACACATTTAGTTATCTTTAAATTTGGTGGTAACGGTGAGATTCGAACTCACACCGGGCAGCGTATGAAGCTGTTGCACAACCATTATGCTACGTTACCATAGAAAAACACACTCGGGGATGTGCTGAAAGTACCCCTTGTTGATCCTAAATCTTTATGTTTTAGAATGTGTTTGTCTATGGTAGGACCGCCCGGACTCGAACCGGGAATTGGCAGATTAAAAGTCTGCTGTGATAACCATTTCACCACGATCCCATGTATGGTCCACAGCGTCAGATTCGAACTGACACCTCATCGGTTAAGAGCCGAGTACGCTACCGTTAAACGCCAGCTGTGGATAGTTACGTATTGAATTTTCTTTTACGTGCCTATCCAAGACCATACATGGGATCTCAGAAGACACTAAAGTTTAGCAGAGCTTCGCTTCATTGTGTTACCTCTTTTGTTTATGTGTTAATTATACACTTAGTCACGACTGTTGTCAATCGCTTTCTTTTGTGCTTGGCGTTCTGATTTCCAGAACACTCGTTTCCAATCCTTAAGGTGTTTCCACCACTGAGGACTCTTTGTTAAGTTACCTTGTTTGACATTTGCCATACTAGTTCCTTTATAAAACAGGATGCTTATTTTTCAATTAAAAGTTGAATTTTTGAATTTGCTGTTCGCATCCTAAACTGGTACCAGCGGAGAGGATCGAACTCTCTCAAGAACGCTAATCTGGCGCTAAAAGGTGTATAAGACCTCTCTGACTTCCAAGTCTCGCTGGCATAAAAATTGGTCTCTCTGCTAGGATTCGAACCTAGACCACACGGCCCCAAACCGTGTACGCAACCTGATAACGCTTCAAAGAGATAAAATTGGTGGAGGCCGAGGGAATCGAACCCTTCTAGACAAGATGCTTGCAAGGCAACTCCGTAGCCCACTACTGCCCCCAATTGTTTGGTACTGTCGACGGGTATCGATCCCGCTTCTCCACCTTGAAAGGGTAGCGTCCTAGCCACTAGACGACGACAGTGTAAAAAACAGGATAGCATTTTTGGCTTTTTTTCAAGAAAAGGTTTTTAAATTTGCTGTTGCTATCCTAAAATTGGTCCTCTCGTATGGAATCGGACCATCATCGTTCGATTATCAGTCGAATGCTCTACCATTGAGCTACAAGAGGAAATTTGGCGGCTCCAAGGAGAATCGAACTCCTATTAATGGCGTGACAAGCCACCGTACTAACCATTATACTATGAAGCCAAATTTTGGTGGATCTTGATGGAATCGAACCACTTGCCGCCACCCCACTTGTTAATGGCTACCGGGTTACAGCCGGCAATGGGGGACAAGATCCATAACACACTCACGACCGGTAATTACCAATCCATAAGCAAACTATGTCTGCTTATAAAGAATGTGTATATTAAAACATACTGATAACGCCACTATGTGTACTGTACTGTGAGCACAGCCGTCCCTTTCAGTATGCTTTAATATGACAGATTTTTCGCTCTAGAAAAAGAGTTTCATCCTTGCCACCGCCCGTTCGCTCCGTGTTTTAAGTGCAGAGCCAGGACCTCGTTTCCTGTATATTCACACTTTGCTTCAACGACTGCCTTGGCAATCTCAGCGTCTAAAAACAAAAAACCCCAGGGTTTTTAATCCTAGGGTCCTTGAAGTTTGTTATGTAAGTTTTAAGTTACACTACAGTCCTCCGGACCCTTGAAATCTCTGGTGTGCGATCATATGATAAACTTCCGCAATTAATCATAGACCAACCAGAGGCTATAAAGCCTGCCAATTTGGGCATTGTATTAAATTGTTGATGTTTAACGTTCGATTGCATTTAGTTTCTCGTTTATCCTTTGTTGCCAACAAGCACCATTGCCTGCTAACTAGTCCTAATTATAGTGCCTTTCAGCACACTTGTCAACAACTTTTGAAATCTTTCTTTGTTGTATTTTCACAACACTGTCTGACGCCTTGCTTGCTAACTTGTTTCTATTGTACAGTTAATTAGTCTCTGTGTCAACATGTTTTTGTCTTTTTGGACAAATTGTTTTTCATAGACACCTTCTTAACAGTCTTTCTATTGTATGTTTATTTAGTCTCTTTGTCAAGACCTATATGATAATGTGGCTTTTTTACAACATCTAAAAAGCCACATTATGTTTTACAAAGTTTCGTAGTCAGCTTTGAAGCCGCCACACTCTGGGCAAGGAAAATCTTCGGGTAAGTCTTCCCATACGCCTTCTAGTTCTTCATCGTGGACATGGCCACAAATTACACATACATGATCCATTACAGTGTCTCCAATACTTGTTGATATGCTGCCGCATGACGCTGTTCAACTTTTGCCAACGCCGCAAAACGCTTTGAAGCCTTTTCCAACACAGCTTTGAACTGTTGGGCATGTTCTTGTGACTCACGACCTTGCTCGTTGAATTCTTTGACAGCTTCAATGTTGTGTTCAGCTTTGGCACGATATTCAAACTCTGGATACATTGTGGTGAACTCATATGTTTCGCCTTCGATGGCCAGCTCTAAACACTTACGAGTGTCGGGTTTGCCAATCAGCAAGTCCAAATGTCCCCATGCATGTTGCAGTTCTTGATCTGCTGTATGTTCAAAGTGTTGAGCAACTTCTTCAAATCCTTCTGCACGGGCAATTCGGGCAAAGTAGCGGTACTTGATGTGTGCTTGTGACTCGCCGGCGAGTGCGGCCTCAAGATTTTTAATTGTGATAGACATATTTCTCCTTTGTGTGTGTTGTCTTAGTTGTATTGTAATAGTATTTAACTATGAAATCAAGCAATTTATAGGTTTTTGCTATGGTATTTTTTAATGGCTTTCATAGCTAAAATTTATAACCAAACCGTTCAATATCTTCCTTGAACACGTCTGCTACGATTGCTTTAGTTTGTTTGTTGTAAAACTTTTTATAACTGGGAAGTTTTTTAGGTAAATCCAATGGAGTTTTTGTGCAAAAATAATCTTGTAATGTTTGAAAATCTTCTGCTATAGTATTATCTTTTAAAATATAATCCACAGTTTTCGATTCGCCGTCTTGTACATAATCAAACCATCTGCACATGGGTGTTGCCAGTGTAAACCAGAACTTGTCAGTTGGTTGCATTGTGGGCAAACTATTAATGAACTCGTCAAAGCTATCCAATTGCAATAATTTCAAATACGAATCATTGCTTATTTCTTTCATCTTACAAAGCTGAGTGTATGCATAACGCATACGTGCCCACGGATTAACTACTATACTGATTGTCTTTATTCCCGGGTATATATCATCTACTTGTTCCAACTTCCAAAATTCAGTTTCAATTTCTATATCTCGTATGTATCTAAACTTTGCTGAGGAATTATTAACAAACCAAAATTTAATACAGGTACCATAAAACACAAATGGTGGGAACACTGTTGTAAAAAAAGAATCGTCGGTTTTATAAGTCAAGTTCATGAAAGGCGTCCGTGGTACGTTGTGTATAAAAATTGTACAATCTAGCTTTGGCAAAGTCAATGTTTTTGATAAACCTGTGTTCGTTTTGTTTCCACAACTCTTTAGTTTTAATATTGTCTGTTAGTAATTCTATATTAGAAGAAACTGCCTGGTATATTCGGTCTATAGGGTTTTCGATAGTATCGTAACTGTGATCTACTATGTCATCGAATACATCCATGCCCATGCCGCGTAAAAATGCCACAACACCTGGACTGGAAATCAGTATAGGAAAAGACTTTCCGTAGATGCTGTTCAGTGTTTTTTCTGTTAAATTGAAACATCGTTCGGTGCAGGATGTTTCTGTAATAATTTCCACAAATGTTTCTCGATAGTGGTGTATCAAACTATTTTTAAAGTTATTGCCGTTAGCACTATTAGGATAATTGCCATTTGTTTCTCTATCTGTTGGCAACTTAATTTCAGTGTTCTTTAAAAGATCAAACCCGTTGCATAGCACAGTTTTTATAGTTGCTTGTTCAGCAGTAAATTTCCATTGTATATACTCTAATAAATCTGATATGTTGTCTTTAAACATACAACTAATCAACCCTGAGTTGTTTATATCTAATCCGTATAATAAAGACGTAAGTACAACCCTATGACTTCTCAAACCTCTATTAAGACTGAGATATGTGTGTGAACTATCAAAATTTTTAGTATCCAAAGGTTCTAGTTTTTCGTATTCTGCTTTGTGGTTGGTAAGATCGCCGCCCCATGGAATAATTTTAACTCTAGGATTAGTTATGTAGTAATCTAAATTTTCTAGACTTGTAAACACAATGAATTTCTTATTTGGGTAATAGTCAAACATATTATCCCAATATGCTACCAAATCAGGTTTGGTATCAAGCCAGGGATTAAAATCCGTAGAAGTCAAATGATCTTTGATCCCTAGAATTATTAATTCATTCGTTATGTTATTCATTAATACATTTCTGTATAATGCTTCGTCTTCGTAAAAGTAAATTTTTAAAGAATCTATAAGACCTGATATCCTTACATGTTTTGGATCTACACAAGCTGACCACATGTAAAATGCATCTTTTGATTGTTTAACAGTTCTTATGAGATTAGTGAATAATCTAAGAGTATACGTATCTCCAGATGGGCGTTTCAATACATGCATTATTTTTCAAAGCCCATGTCAGTATAAAATTTAAGGTCTTGAGATTTTAATGCATTTGATATTATTTCTTTATCTGCCTTTGAAATATTTTTAGAAAATAATTTAAACCAACTTTTTTCTTTTGAAGATACTATATTGTGTATTGGTACTAATTTATCATTTTCAAAAAATTGTTTAGTGCCATACGTGGTTATTGCGTATGCATCTATCTCGCCTGACATCAACGCTAACATTCCTTGAGATCCACCTTTGTATGCCACGTCCAAACACCTTAATGTTTTTTCACATACTGTTTGCTGTGCCTGATGGCTGTAAGTTCCAACGCCACCGTGTCCAAAAACAATTTCTCTTGTGTTGGATAAATCAGCTAGTTCTCTAATACTTTTAATGCCAGATTTTTTAGAAACAAATAACGTGTTTGTAAAATAACCTGCATTGTACACTTCATCTAACGTTGAATATACATCATGTTTGATTATTTCTGGAGTTGACATTATCAGTGTGGGTTTATCACTGTGAAGTACGTAATTATAACCAATGACATGGGCAGCACCTGCTTTATTAAGTACAATAAATTTTAAAAATGTGTACTTTTCTAATTTTTCAACTAACTTACGTGTGACTGTGTCATTTGGGCCGCCGGGTGCCGCCGATACTACAAACTCAATTGCCGGTTGAGCATTGACATTAAACGATAACATAACACCAACTAACAGACTAGCTATTTTCATACTTTCTCATTTTGATAAAAGATGTTGATATTTCTTGTACAGTTGTTCTCGATTGGTGTAGTATGTGTTGTAAAATAGTCTAGCTTGGGTCAAGTCCCCGCCCAAGGGCACATTACCTCGATGTACTATTGCAGCAGAAGTTTCTGGATCAGCTACCGCTTGACTCCAAGCCCAATTAAGATACTCAAGTATGTGAGCTGGAGTGCCACGTGGTGCAAATACGCCATTGTAATTCACAGTAACAAATCCTTTATAAATTTCTGCTAATGCAGGAATATTAGGATGTTGAGTAGACCGGACTCGACTGCCAACTGCCAATGCTTTGACTAATTTAGCGTCTATTAGTCCTTGTGCATCACCCATAGCTGATAACACAAAAGACGTTTCTTTGGCAGCTACTGACCGTAGAGTATCTGCTTGACTTTTATAAAGCACAGGTTCTATACCTTGCACCCGTGCAGTATCTAAAAATGCTTCGGTCATCAATGTTCCAATACCGCCCACTGTGGCATAATTCAATTGTTGTTGTTGCTGAAGATACACCACAAATTCTTGCACAGTATTGGCCGGCGTGTCTGCACCCACAATCAGTGCCAAGCTACTTTCTGTGCTGGCTGATACTGGCACCAATTGATCTCGCATGGGAGAATTAGGTAGTCCTTGAATGGTATTCACCATGGCTGGACCAGTGTCAAATTGCCCTAATGTCAGCCCGTTGGGTGCAGCTTGTGTCAGAACGCGGGTACCAATAATACCACCAGCACCCGGTCGATTAGATATCATAACATGTAGCCCAGTTATTTTTTCCACAGTCTTGGCCAGTTGTCTAGCAGTTATATCACTGTTACCGCCTGGCCCAAATGCCACAATCACTGTGATAGTTTTACCCACTAACTCCACAGGAATATCTCGAGATTGTGCAGTCATGCACAATGATACTAATAATAATGTTAAAAATTTCTTCATACTGATTCTCCTATCACCACGGTATTGTTCCTATTGAATGAAAATTGAGAAAGAAAGCCTGGTCACTTTTCCAAGATTTTTTGTCATTGAATGCGACGGCAGGATCCAGTTGAGCTATTGCATTTCTCGCACATGATGCCCAACTTTGATAAAAGCGTTCTTTTTGGAACTGCTGAGTTAGTGTGTCAAAGTGGTTGTTGACAAAACTACCACTTTTATCCACTTGTATTTTGTTAAAATCCCAGTGCGGATAACAAATCTTATTTATGGTATGATCAAACCCTTTTTTGCGTTGTTGCCACTCAAGACCTTTCAAATTTAATCTAGCGTGTGTGTCAACAGGATCCAACAATAATCTATCCCAAACCAAGTGTGCTTGCTCAGTCACAATAGCAGGAAAATCTGGAGTCCAGTAGAAGTATTCAACATTGAGATACTCGTTACCTTGTGCATGAGATTTAAAAGTTGTAGTGTTGTCAATAAATTTAAATCCGTACTGATTGCCTTGTCGACATGGGCTCACCTTGTCCATACCAGTAATTAAAGCAACTCGTTGTCCACGATCTTCAAACTGTTGCATATATTGTGTGATGTATCTGTAGCGTTTGATTGTTGTGTATACTGAAGGTATACCATACATAGTCATGCTGTCTTCAGCATCTTCTAACGTTTGTCCCTCAAACGCATCACTTACATGTATAAATATTTCAGGATTAGTGATTGCAAGTTCATCCAAAGCAGGTTTGATCACACGGAACCATTCCACAGGCATGTTCTCTGGATTAGTTCTATTACTGATTACATAGTTGCTTTTTTCAACCAAACTCGATGGCCAGTCGCACCATATTTCATCTAGGTAGATGTTGTTTTGTTGGAAAACTTTTAAAATGTTGTCACTGTCGGCACCGCCACTATATGCCAAAATTAAATAGTCGTATTTGTCACGAAGTTGCAGGGCACGTTGTTTGTACAATTCCATCAGTGGAACACCTATCCTAGGCATCTGGGCTTGCTTGGAAAATACTGACCGGTTGAAATCCCATTCAACCGGTTGCTTTGTGTTGCTGGCTTCCACCAAAGCGTTAAATTTTTTGTTAAACAGTTTTGTCCCCACTTGATAATAACCGTGTTTGCAGTGTGTTGGATCGTGACTACTGTCTTCAAATTTTTTCACAGTTAACAAGTATTATCTCCTTCATCAAAAATACAGAGTATTTAGTGAGTAGTTTATTCTTGTTAAAATTTTCTAATCAAAGAAGATTAATTAGTTCTTGTTTGTTGTACAATGAAGTATTATGTGATATATTGATGCTATTGATATATATTTTTTGAAATTCTAATAATTCTTGAACAGCACACTGTTTTGGAATAGTATTGTTGCCTTCGAATCCGTTTCGCTTGAGTCTTATTGCAATTTCTGGCCATAACTTTTTGTACAAAAAATGTTTTATTTGATCGTAGTCAACATTAACTTTTGAATTTACTAAATTTTGTATTCTCGGCAGTAGTGCATGTGATACTAAAACTTCCGGAGAATATTCGTACCAATCCGCAATCATAGTTCTGTTGATACTGGAGCAGTATACACTTTGCCCGTGCCAACTTTCTTCGAGATGAAATTGCCAGTTACCGTTGTTAAATTTCCACGAAGGGACGCCTTCGCCCATCAGTGGAATATTGTCTAAGTATTCTATCATTTTCATGTGTGGCAGTGTGCCGGCTCTCTGGAAATAGCCAATTTTCCAAATATCGTACGCATCGTTTTCAAAGAACTTTGCCAGATCAAAATCAATGACTGTGGGAGTAACATTTAATTCTTCACATATACGCAACGCATGGCGCACGTCGTGACAATTGTAATCTTTTTTATACTTGAAAATAAAAACGTTAATGGGTATTTTTAATTCAACATGACAGCGTAATACAATTTCACTGTCAATACCACCGGAAAACAACAAATCAAACGGCTCGTTGAAACTGTCTCGTATTACTCTGGTATTTTCTAACAACTCTTGTTTGTGAGATTTTAAAGGACGAAGTATTGTTTTGTTAATCTGGAATTCAAATTTGGACTGTGGTGTGGCCTTGTTTCCAAATTTGACACCATCGTAAGTCCATGCAAGCCAGTTGCCCTTATAGAACATCGTTAAGAAATTGTTTTGCCACGTGTTATATTATTGGCGGAGTTGTAAGCAGTAATTTTGGCCAACTCCTCCACTGATTGTGCATCATTCCGAAATGTATCATAATCTGTTTGTGAGGTAAATGACACAACATGTGTTCTAGACAGCATATCAGGCGATGATGTCCAACCAAGAACTGTGCGGTGACGGATATCGTTGTATTTTTGTATATAATCAACGAAATCTTTTGAGGCTTTGAACCAGGCAACATCTAGCGTTGATCTAGTTTCGGTATATGTTATGGTTACTGTTGACATAATGTTCTCCAATGCTGTATTTAGCATAAATTTTTACAGCTTGTAGAGTCTAGACCTATGTCCTTTTAACCCTGTGCCAATATCTCCGTCAGTACAATTAGTAGAGTTTATATTTTTACGCAAATAATCAATAGCCTCTCGGTAGTTAAATTTTTGCAATTCGCTAGCAATATCCCAAAACCACTGATCTTTCTTCCTAGGGCCGCCGCCAGTTAATATACCTTTTGATACTTGAAAAGGAACTTCAGGAGAAGATGGATAAATTATAGGATGAAGCACAGCCCTAAGTTCTCCTATATGCGTGTTAATATCACATACCGATGTTCGTATTTTAAGATCCAACTCGCAATATTGTTTAACTTGCTGTGCTTGTTTCACAACAATTTCTGGCATATCTGGAGTCCAATAGAAGAATTCAGTATGGTATGCTTTGTCAGATATTTCTCGTTTTGTTAGATCTATTGGAGGAGCATGCAATGCCGTAACATCTAAAAAATACGAATAGTAATCTTGCCCGTCGTACATGAGTAACGGTTTATCAGTGCCAATAAGTTGGGCTATACGTTTTCCTGTATCACATAATTTTAAAATATGTTTATCCGTAAAGGCTGAGTGCTGTCTAGCTAAAGGATTCAAGGCCAGTGTAACACCAAATGGATGTTGTTCAAACCAGTCGTCGTGATTAAACAGTTCTATCAATCCTTGTGACGTATCTTGGTATCTAATAACAGTGTTAGGATGTATTGAATTTGTTAACTCATTGAGAATAGGCACAGCAGAGTAGGGGATTTCGCTGTACACATTAGCATCCGATTTATCAGTGTTGTTGAAAATATGTTTAACTGGTTCAGGGCTCTGCATCACAATTTCATCTAAGAAGATACCATTGTTAACAAATGCCCGTAGCATATTAGAACTATCAGCACCGCCGCTAAAATACAAAGCAAGGTAGTCATAATTGTCTCGCAATTGTTGTGCCCGTTTGCGATATAGTTCATCTAAGCTTTCTGTAATGGGTACGCTCCAATCAATTGCTCCATACACACTATCATTAAATATCCACTCTAGCGGTTGTCTAGTCTTAGTATGTTCTATCAATGCCAGTGTTTTGTGATGAAACTTCTTCCATCCTACTTGATAGTAGCCTAACCTATCTATATTTTTCATATTCTTCCTTTATCACTGCTCTTATTTCATTGTAATTAGTCGGCGGCATTATTTTTACCATACCTGTGCTGTCTAAATTCACAGTATTAATCAGCTCTTCGTAAGTGTGAGTTTCATCAAATTTGATATCTAAGTTATCAAATATTCTATCGTTGTTAATAATATCTTTTATTGTAGAATTAACAAGAGCCGCATCTATGTCCACTGTGTATGCTACACCTCTTGCATATTGATCGGGAGAATTCCAAATCCATGTAGAATGCGCGATATAGTGACTAGCAATTTGTTCTATCTTGTTTGATCTTGTCAGTTTAATTTTATAGCAATCGTCCTCAAGAATAGTTTTGTACACTTCGTTGTTTACAAGTTGATGAGCTATAATTTTTAGTACATAATCAGTTTTTTCAGTTGCAAGCCATCTCTTAAAAGCTTCAAACTCTCCTACGCTATTGTTAGGCTCTGTCCAAATTTTTAGTCCATGTATACGTCCAAAGTACCAAGCAAACGCACTTGATCCAGATCGGGTACTGGCTATGATTACCACAGGTCTTTTGTTCATAATAATACTTATATCAGTTTTTATAAAGCCCAAAAATAATATTAGCAAGATGAACACAGTTCATCTGTTCATCGCCTTTCAGCTCGAACTATTTTCTTTCTTTTAAGTTTTGTTAGATTGTGAAGTCATACGGCACCCAGTAAATGAGCGCCGTACAGATGTTTGTTGAGTTGCTCAATCACACTTTTGGCTGTAGGTATTTTGGAATCCACACTTCTGGGCTCTGTACCTTACCCCACCTACTACGATTTTTAAGACTGACGCGGTGCCAACTTCAGTCATGAGTGTACTAATAAATTCCTGCAACCGATTACAACAACTCAAACGTGAACAGTCATGGGACTGGCGTTTTAACGGCATCTCAAGCCGTGACTTGAGGTAGTGAGTTAGAAGTCTTTTGCGGAAAAAAGAATTGAACAGTGGGTCACACATCAGAACCTTGCCCAGCGGAATTATTAACCGGCCCGCCAACCTTGTGTCACGCTAGAGTGCCTAGGTGAGCCTATATGTGCCTTATACAGCTATTATACAGTATTAGCCAAAATAAGTCTTTCAGTTTTGACAATTAACCAAAAGTAAAGGCCCCGAAGGGCCTTGTTGTGGTTTTATTTAAAAATTAGAAACTACGTGAGTAGAACACAGCATATCCATCTTGACGTGAATCACCAGTGACTCTGTCGAAACGAACACCAACTGCATCCTTCTTGTTGATTGTGTATGTTACACCAACACGAACTGTATCTGTCGTGTCTTTGTTAACATTGGCATTTTCTGCCGCAGTACGATAGCGGTAACCAACTTTAGCTGTTAAGCTAGAACTCAATGGTACACTAACACCTGGCTCAATTGAGTAGTATGTGAAACTACCAGAGGTACTATACCTTTGACCAACTGCTACCTTAGTGTAACCACTAACTGGGCCAAACAATTTAGTTGTTGCAGTGCCACCGACTTCCAACCGTGTACTAACTGCATTTGTATTATCAGTTTGACTAGATGACAGTTGTGTGTGTACGCTGAATGTATTGTTGATACTTTCACTTAGTGAAAAGTTAGTATTCATTTGATCGTTGCCGCCGATGGTGTTAGCTTTTGAACCTTCGACTGTAACTGTTCCTGCCAATACCATTCCACTAATTGCCAACGCAACTAAACCTGTTAAAATTTTCTTCATTTCTATTTCCTTTTATTATTGCGATACAGTGTACCACATTGACTAATATATATGCCTAGGCAAAGATAGTCAACTTTTATTTAACTCAAAAATAAGCTCACGTAGTGAGCCTATTATAGTTAATACAATTATAATATTACTGGAGTATACTCGATACCAGTGGTTGCTAATCCGACCAGGCCGATAGTAGTTTCAAAAGCTGCTAACTCGCTAGCGGCAACTAGTACATCAGCTTGTGACAAATTGCTGGTAGTCATCCATGCTGTGTAGTCTGTAACCTGTGCCAATGTAGCATCAGTACCGTAGACATTTTTGTAAACATGCTTGATGAATGTTTCATTGCTAACACCACCTGCGTCTGTTTTGTAAACGGCAGTGTTCAACAGGGCTTCTGCCAATTGTTTGTTAGTCCAACCTTTGTCAGCAAGATCAATACCAATACCTGTGTAGGCTTTGGTAACATCGGCAGTGCCTAGTGCGGCTGCTAGTAATGCATATACATCACCTGCACGACCTGTGGCATCATAGGCAATGGCCTTGTCCGAGAACACAACACGTTCTGTATCAGCTAATGTAAATGTCACATTGGTAGATAATGTGCTGGCTAATGTTACACCGGCAGCGGCCTTGGTAACAGTAAATTCTGTGCTTTTACCAGCAACAGTATATGTGTCAATGCCTGTTGTACCAGTGACGTCAACTTGCACATCAACTGTGCCATCGCCTGAACGGCCAGTTCCTACAGAACCAAACGTAGCAACTTTGCCGCCTGCGCCTACTGTAGCAACAGTAAGGATCAAATCGTTTGTGGTGTTAACACCACCAATTCCAGAACCGGCAATTGTAATTGTGTCACCGGCAGCATAACCAGTGCCTGCACTTGCTGTTGCTGAATCTATTACGACAGAATAAACTCCGTCAGTTTTGGTTACATCAAATTTGGCACCTGTGCCTGTTCCGCTTGTTGTGCCTGTTTTGTCCTGATATGTGGCATTGATTGCCTTGTCTTTGATTGTAATAGCAGTTGTCATATTTTTCCTTTTAATATAATATTTAAACAAATAAATTTGCCTACTCTGTAGTATACATGAAATTATTAACAAAACATGTGCGTACACGCACATGTTTGTGACGAAAGTTGGGTATTTTAGTCAAAAAGAAAGCACCCGAAGGTGCTTTCTACTATTTTGGATGACAAGGCATAGATGCCTCGGAGTTGCTGGTGTTTAGGCAGCTAGTGCAAATTCTCTATCGTTCATTGCTGAAACGGTAAAAGGAACTTGTACGTACTCGAATGTATTTGCGTTTGCATTTACGAGTTTGCTTGATTTACAGTCATCGCCTACTGAGTTGCCGTCTCTATTATCTCACCCTGTCGAAACTATGCAGGCCCATCATAAACATTCTACTAGTGCAACTAGTTCATACTTCGCCGTGCTGACTAAGCTACTTCGATCCGTGTGCCCTGCTATTCGAGCAGACTGTCACTTGATCCAGCGATGAGAATGTTTATGGTGGACCTGGGGGGATTCGCACCCCCGTCCAAGATGCCTTCACTTTGAAGGGATTACAACTATTCTTTTACCTAAAATTAATTAGGTGTAATGTTTGCTGCCTGCAAGCCTTTTTGACCTTGTACTACATCAAATGTTACTGATTGATTCTCTTGCAAGACTTTGAATCCTGATGTTTGAATCGCTGTGTAGTGAGCGAAAAGATCCTCACCACCGTTGTCTGGAGTAATAAATCCAAAACCTTTAGTTTCATTAAACCATTTTACTTTACCTGTTGCCATTTACTTATTTTCCTATTAAAACACTATTATAGTGCCATGTATTTAGTATAGCAAGTTGTTTGGATTAAAAAACTATAAATATATTACATTACTCCGGGAGCGAATCAATGGCATTAATCGACAGTGTATTAAACTTAGTTACAAAACAACCAAAAGATCCAGACGCACCAAAACCTCCAGTTGGATCACGTAGCGAACGAGAAGCCAAGTTAAAAGACAAAGCAGGTATGGTGATCAGTGTGTTTGCACTGTTGCTTGCTGTTAACAGTTGGTATGGTGGCAATTTAAGTAGTTTAACATTAAACAACACTATCAAAGCAAATAACATATGGGCATTTTATCAAGCCAAGAGTATTAAACAAACTCTAGCTGAACAAAGCCTTGACGATGCTACATTCCGCAAAGACACAGAGAAGATGGCCAAACTACAGGCCAAGATTGACCGTTACGAAAGCGATCCAAAATCTGGTGAAGGCAAAGTAGAATTAATGGCCAAAGCTCAAAAGTTAGAAGTAGAACGTGACGAAGCTAAAAAGCGTAGCCCATGGATTGGCTACGCCAGTACAATGTATCAATTGAGCATTGTTGTGTTATCAGCAAGTATTCTTGCAGTTAGTATAGGCATGTTTTGGGGTAGTTTCTTTGTTGCTGGATTAGGCATATTGCTGTCAGCACAAGGTGTATTCCTCTTCTTGTAAAGAACCCACCTTAGGGCACGTTAGTCGTCACGGTTATAGGCGTCCGAGCAATTGAACTGCACCTCGTTAGTGTGCGGGAGATAAAGTAACTCCCACTTTTATTTCTACATATAGCATACATAAATACAGCATGTACCAATTCCTCCCCATATTGATTCTGCTGGCTCCTTTGCTGGCATTAGCTGAACCAATACAAATAAACAAACCAGTTATCTGTGACTCTGCACTATTGGTATTTCAAGCATTGTTGGAACAGGCTGGTGAAAAACCCATATGGGTTGGTAAAGGCGATGGAGCGGACACCAGTAAGACTGTTGTATTGGCCAACAAGAAAACAAAATCTTGGACCATAGTACAATTTGACAAAAACATGGCCTGTGTGCTGGGATCAGGTGTAGGCAGTCAGCTGATATTCACAGGGCCTGTGATATGATTGTTACAAGACTCTTGGGTTAATACCTATCCTTGTCGTTGTACCAATCTTTGAACATAACACCAAACACCATCAAGAAAGGTATCATGCATAAAAAGAATATTAGATCGTTTGTGGTAATGATTATGTTAAAGTACATAGGTTAGCCTCCAATTGCTTTGTCTCTAGCTTCACGTTCTTTTGCGTCTCTTTCTTTTTGTTGTTGGCGAATAATCAGGAGTCTCTTGGCAACTTTTTCTTCGTAGATTCTTTTTTCTTCCATGACTCCGTATAAACCAATGCCGCCCATGGCAACTGCAAATAAAATAATTGACCCTGCTATAAAATACATGCCAAAAATAAACTGATCTGCCATCTTCTTCTTGTGTGCCAACTGTCTAGCTTCTTCTTCACGCTCTGCTTCTGCACGTTCCTTAAACAGTCTAGTGCGCTCTTGAATCATCTGTTCCCAAATCTGCGGCTTACCCAATTGCCAAAGAATCATGTCTTTGAGTTCGCGCTCTGCTTGACGTAGGGCATCGCTGTGCATGGCAATTTGCAGTGCTTCGTGTCCTAGTTCTGCATCGGTTTTACCAAGTCTGCTGGCTTTGACTTGCACCTTTGATCTCTCACGATGAATAGCATCCGATGATTCGAAGAATTTACTAAACTGTCCTACTAGACTGTTGATATCTTTACCTAGAGCTATGGCTTGCTTGATGTGACCAACCGCAGACTGTGCGGCTGCAAATGCTAAACCAATAGTAATCGGATCCACGTGCCGCTCCAGGATAATATACTAGTATTTAGATATAGCAAGCAATGAATTAAGTAGTACGTTAACTATGTGGTTTTCTTCTTCTTTTCATCTTTCCTTGGAGCATCTCTATCCCGCCATTCTAAACACACTACCACACGATTATAAACATCGCCGTTCCACGCCCATCGAACACACTCTATCCTAGCTGCTTCTGCTGGAACAAACGCCAGAAGAAGCAACACTAGGTATTTCACTTGTTTGCCAACGGATTATCGATGGCTTGTTTAATCTTCTGATCAACTTCTGCTCTTAACGCTCTAATTTCAGATTGTTGTTCTTTTTGGTTCTTAACAAGTTCGCGATTGATGTCTTTTAGTGTGGCATCAACATCACGTTTGATTTCTTTTACTGTTCCGTCAACGTCACGTTTGATTTCTTTCATGCCCGAATCAGTCAAACGTTGATCAGTCTTGCTTGAACGCTCAACATTTTCGACCACGCCTTCTAGTCTGCGAACATCGCCTTTCAAATCTATTTTGATAGTGTCTGTGTATTCAACCATCTTGCCAGTGTTGGCATCCAACACTTCCATCTTTTTATAGATTTCAGTTAGGTCAGGCGTAACATATTTGGCAATCTTGTCCTTCATGCCCTGATAGTCTTTGTACACTTCAAACACTCCATACAGTCCACCCAGTATGGATGATACTAGTGTGGCCGCCACCATTAGTTTGGCAGGGGTAAACTCATAGCCACCAATACTGATAACAGTGTCTTTGCTAGCATATTTTTTTACCGCTGCTTCTGCTTCATCAATTTTAGCATTGACGTTTTTAATTTCTTCTGGCATTTTTTGCTCCTGTTATTTGTAAATTAGAAAATATATTGCAATTCCAATCAGTGACGCAACTAACAAAACGCCGCATACTAATTGATAAATGTATTCTCCTTTATCCATATTAGTTTCCCAACTTATATTGACTGTCAACCATTTGTTTGTGTAAACTATCACTACTCATTTGTCGTAATACTCGCACATTATCTACAACTCGTTGTGCTTTATAAATCTCTTTGGGTTCATAAAACGCTGTGTCTCTCAACACAATCGAATATGCACTAAATCCCACAGGAATTGTTGCCATACTAGCAATATCTACTCCACCTGCTAGATCATTTGGCTGTACATTTCTATTCACTGCGCCGGTCTGTTGTTGTGTATTTTCCTGCATCATTTCAAAGCGAGGCGGCACCATCATATCCGATAATGGATTTCCAGCACGGCCCAT